GAAGTTATTAAATCATCTCGTAAATGGCCTAAGCATAAAGTTGCATCAGAAGATAACGACTAAGAGTCAAGTTCAATTCTCTATGCGGTAATTGTAGCATCTAATGTACTACTAGCATCCCTTTTACTAGAATAAATCCATAATTCTGCACTATTAGCTGGATGTCTTAATACTATAATATTTCGCTATGATAAATTACCAATTGGTTTAGAATGTCCTTCATTACTAAACATATTTCCATATCCTACGGTTGCTCCAATAGTTCCATAATTAGAATTGGCATTATTATATAAAGCAAAACCAGTAATATTTCCATTATTTCTAGCATAGCATCCTACTAATACAGCAGCATCTACAGAGATTTCTTGTGTAGAATCAAACTAATAATCAATAGCAATGGTAAAACCATTATTATTTGTAAAAGGTTTTATGTTAGAAAAATTAATACCAACCCCACTATTATTTTCAGTGAACTATTGTATCTAATTTGTATTAACAATGGTCGTACCTTCTATACTACTATCATAACCCATCTAATAACTAAATTTTTTATTCATTTTTATATTTTTACTGTTAGAATATGTATTTCTATAAGTACTTGACATTCGTGATAGTACAAATAACTATTCTAATGTTAAATTAGAAGTGTCATAAAATAGGCTAGTTGGATCATTATCAGATAAACTGACTGTTTTTTCATACCATTTAGCATAAATATTATAATTTCCTGAATTTGCGTCCTCTAAAGTAGGATTGATATTAGTAGGTAGTTTTTCCCAACCATCAAAAATTGTAATGGTAGCTGTATCGTTTGAATTAAAAGTTACTTTAGCAGTATCATTTGGATATAATGCTCTAATATCTTTTACAGTAGGCGCTTCTAGTGTATAACCACCGCCGTATTCTTGATTTTTAATATTTTTAACCAATTTATTTTCATCTAAATACCAATTAACTGTATATAAATGCGGCGCTTCATTAAATAAAGTATATAAAATTACTTCCGTCATTGAAGCTATCGCGCGATATGGTCTATTGGCTGTATATCCTTCACCATTATTATATAAAGAAACCGGATCAGCGCCATTTCTATCTAGAGTCCAGCCAGAATAAGTAGTATAGGTGTTTTGCACGACTGAACCAAACTAATATTCAAAAGCAATTGTAGAATCACGATGAGGCAATTTATCTACTGATACTCCAGTATATAGGTCTGGGATTATTTCATCTTCGCCAACATATTTAGTTGTAATTTCACTTTCCTCGACCCATTCATCATTTTTCCAGTATCCACGGTTCATATATACAACTTTAGTTTTTGATATTTTATTATCTTCAAGTGTATTTAATGTTAAGTTAGGCCAAATACTAGTCGATTTCCCAGAATAATTATCTTTTTCAACCTAAGACCATTTTCCAGTAACATTAAGAAGTCCACTAAATATAATTTTCTAAATTAGATTCCCTGAAGTATCATAATTAATTTCTGCCTATTTTTTTCTTACCGCAAAGGGCTCTAATTCAGAAATGTCGCCTATACTAGAATGAGATAAACGCTATAAATATAGTGTATCAAGGCTCCCGTTTAATGCTCCGATAGCTACAGTCATCCAATTAATATTGCTTGAATAATCGCTATCGTCTATATTTAAATTAATTAGAGAAGAATAGTCTTCCTGTCTTTGACTATTATGAATAAAAAAGTCTGTTAAATAATGAGCAGAGGATAAATTCAAACTTGTAACTGTTGACGGTAAATGTAATTTCTAAATATGAGTATAATTAGGTAATGAAACACCAGTAATTGCACTACCTTCAGCTTCAAAGAACTTTAAATTATTACTCTAGCTTAGATTAATTGTACCTCCAAGAGCATTACAATTTTTAACGCTAAATGATTCTAGAATTGGCATACGCGCGTTAACACTGATACTAGTAAATCTTGGGTTATTATAATCTGGATTATCTGAACCTAGATCAAGACTCTTTAGCCGTACACCCTATCCAAATGAGCCGGAATAAGTATACGCCGGTGCTAAATTTTCAATCGCCGCAATATGTTCTGCGCCATAAATATAAACACGAGTTTCTTGCGCTGAACCACCACTACGGCAATCAATAATAACAGATTCACCTGCTTTAGCGCGTTTAGCATACTATTCCTCTATTATTCTATCTGCAATATTTGTTGTGCTATTACCAACTGCGACATTAATATACATATCCTAATATGGTTTTACAACAACATGTTCACGATCTACTGGAACTGCTAAAGTAGCGCCATCTGCAATTGAAGGAGTATATGTATTAAATTCAATTGTGTGCGCATCAGTACCAACGTTATTTAAGAAATATTTACTACCAAAATAAATACTCTAGTCTCGTACCCATTGTCTGCGCTGATATTTCTTACGTCCTTGCATCATGGCTTTTAAGAAACGAATATTCTATTTACCGGTGGTAATAGAGTTATCATAAGATTTACCAGTAAATGTACGAATATATTTACGTTGAATATCTAGGCGCCAAATTTCTTCTGGATAGCATTCCTAGAATTTATCAAACTACTCAATTAAATGCTATGCATTACTAAAGCATTCAACAGGTGATTGCCGCATAATAGTTGTTATGCCATCAGCAAAAGATGTACTTAACCTACGCCAGAAAATTGAACCAGAGCCATTAAAGGCCCAACCAGATTGTGGGTCACCAGCTACGCGATAATCTAAATCTTCTTTACCATATGGGAAGACAAGCTCACCATTGTTATCAATACCGCAAGCAGTATCTGTATCATAAATCCAAAGGTCAAATGCATAACGAGTATAATACTAAGTGTTATTATCGAATACTGCATTTTCTACTTCGCATGCCTTTTTATACCCACCTGGCGCATTAGCATCTGCTATTTCATAAATATGAAATAGTGCAGGTACAGCACGACCAATAGGAACAGGACGAGGGTCGCCAGTAGTAACCTTCGCGAAATGCCAGAAAGTATTTTTCGCGCGGTTATCCATCATTGTGTAGTAATGAGTGTAGGCATAGAAAAATTCCATTGCTTCGGGAACAATCCATAATGATGCTTCATTTTTAAATTGTGTTATATCTGCTGTAACAACCCATTCGTAAAAAGCTTCCCAGACAGCGCGATTCAGATTAAATTGAACGTCATCTTTAGTTAAGAATGGCTTATCATTTACTTCTTCTGGATCTGGATTGGGAATATCGCTATCGCCATGTGTATCATTAATTAAATCACCATCACGATAATCGCCGCAACAAGCATAGCGGAATTCAAAGGAATGGTCACCGTCAAATCCTTCAGTTGATAAAGTCTTATGACGATAATTAATATATTCATCGTTATCGTTTTTTGCATTCCATTGCTCAGATGAAATAGGATATATATAGTCCATAGGATCTGTTTCAGTCGCGCTTGTTTCAATTGTTTCAACATTGTTAGTAGTTGCGTTTTTATATACGCCAGACTAGAACTAAGAGTTTGCTGTATTATTATCAGAAATTTCAATAGTAAATTCATTCATATCAGTTGGATCATAGGCACGAGTATAGTCGGATTTCTTAGAATCGCCAATATTACCTAAAGCATAAAAATGCCAGTTATTATCAGCAAATTCACTGTGTGTATTAACTTCTCCAGTTTCACGAATAAATAGAATTGCAGGAACAAATTCCATACCATTCTATACGCGAGAATCACGCTGTTTTGCAGGAGAAGTATAAGGTAAGAAATCAGTATAACGCTTTTGAAATAAAGCATTATTAACATTTTCAGAAGAAGCAATGTTTACTTTTAAATTGAAATAGTTATTTGGAATTGATGTATCTTCATTAACAGGAGTTAATGTGCTCTTGTTAAAGTGCGTTAAAGATACTTTACAGCTATCGTTCATCCAATCGGTACATTCATCCAATTCTGCGCCTGGGGCTGGTTCCCATTGGCCACGAATAATTTTATTTTCTTCTGGCTTTGTGGTATCACGCAAATCACGATAAACAGTACCTTCACTGCCATGAATTACAGCAGACTTATATCCTTTTTCAAAATCAGTCATATTTTTCTTTTTTGTAGGATAATGTGTACCATCACATTCAAATAAGAAGTCAACATTACGTCCAGACTATCCATAGTTATCAGAAGTTGTGCCTTGTCCTGCGTGATATCCATTAAAGAAAAACCAGTTATCTGCATCAGTAGCAGGATATACTTTTCCTCCTTGTGCCTATATACAACGTAAAGTGCCACGTACAAAGTCTTTTTTACCAGTAGTAAAGCGTGGAGTTTCAAGCATTAGGATTTTTACATCAGGTATTTGTTTAGATAACTAAATTGGATCTAAAATAGCAGAAGCGCTTGCATATGGGGTGAATTGTCCAGTTGTACTATCATAATAAATACTATTACGATTATATCTGTTTTTACGTTCTTCTACATTTTGGCCATCTGCAATAAAGTTCTTTAAGATCTAATTGGTTTGAAGTCCATTATCATAAATCTTTATACGATAAATGTAAACATCGCAATCAGGAGAACCAATACGGATATCTGATTCTTGTCCAATAATCTGATATAAGATATCGCCGCCAGCGGCGTAATCATAAGGATATGCTTTACTGGGCACGCCATCTTCATAAGACATAATAAAGTCTTCGCTATTACCTGTTTTATTAATATTGATATCTAATTCAATTTTATCGTCTTCAGAATAAGGGAAATATAGATAACTATTTGTTGCACCAACTTCAGTTTCAAGCTAACCAATTTTACGCCATTTCTTTTCTTCGTCATCATCAAAAACAGAATTAGTTGTTTCTTTTACGCATTCATAAATGGTCTTCTTTTTAACTACTACAATATCACCAGGTGAGTAAGTGTGATTCGCTTCCCATAAAGCATAACCCTACTCAATAATATCTTCTTCAGTAACTTTTGTTGTCTAATCAGTTGCTTTATCGGTCTTTAACCATCCATTATGAGCATTTAATTGAATGCCAACTTCTTTATCACTTGTAGAAACATATTTACCCATATTGGTGAACCAAGTAGCACTAGCATCACGCACAGCAGAAACTTTAAAGATAATCTTCATTTCTACACCCTAGTCAAAAACTTTACTAGTTGTTGTCGGAATGCCATTAGTTACTACATTATTTTGAGTAAACATTTTATAATTTAAAGTAGCATAGTCGCCTGCGCGAATAACAAAACACTTTCCATCGGCATCTTCTCTATAGCCGCCGCCGCTATCTTCTGCATTAGTAGACCAGTTAAAATTATCAGAAACAGTTAATTTATAAGTTTTTTCATTAGTCTAGCCCTTATTAACAGTCCATTCTGGCTCTCTTCCAACTGAAGTGTTCGTTAATAGAGCTGGATTAAAGTCAATTATCGCGCCACTAACAGGAACGATATCAATTGATAAGCTCTCTACATTTAAATAAATGGTAATAAGTTCGTTATTAGCTTTAATAGTTAAGCTATGGTTGCCTGCATCATTAGCATTATATCTTAAAAGACCATTATTAGTATTCTACAACAAAGCAGATGAAAAAGGTATATTTTCTTGATTTGACTTATAATCATAAAAATATTCAACTAGAACAGAAGGTTCAGAAGAATAAACAGTATATGGAATTTCAACTTCATCATACTGTGTAACTTTCTTAGTCTCATCACGATAAGAAGAAGCTAATATAGTTACATTTTCTGCTGTATTATCACGCCAAATATAATCACGTATAATCGGATCTGTTTCCCGAGGTTTACCATTTATTTCAGTAGAAAGATAAAATTTAATTTTATGATGACCTTGCGTCTACGCTGGAATGATATAAGTTAATTCATTACCAGTATTAGTTGCGCTTAAGTGGACAACATCCGTCTCAATATTATCAATAAATATATGTAAATTTTTTTCAAGGGCACCAAGGGGCGTATAGGGTAGTTCTGCTGTAGTATTTAAATTAGTAATTAATGTCTCAGGAGCGGTTGATTCCAAACGTAATTCTTTAATATCAACAGTATATTGACGATATAAAGTTTCTTTTGTACCTGTTGTCATTACCAATGTAAACGTATTAATACCTAAACGACAATAAGATTCTACATTAATTGAAGCATAACCATCATCATATATGACACCATCAGGGCGATAGACAGTTTCTCCATTAACAATCGTTGTTGGCCAACCATTAACACTTTCAGTTGCTGAACCACTATTAATTTTCTAATTGCTTAATAATTCTACATTATTACTATCTCTTAATGAAAAAATACCTTCATGTGATTCTCCGCTATTATCAACACAAGAATAGAAAAATCGTAAGAAAATACCCTAACCATTAAAAATTGTAGTAATAGAAGTCGGAGCAATGCGAACTAATTTTGTATTAGATACAGAGCTACTTCCTCCACCGCCACCTTGAGGTAAAACAATACGAGCAATTCTTTGTTCCACTGGAGGCAATTCTTCTGTTATAATATTTGATTCTCCATAATTAAATTCATAGAAATCTAAATAATTAATTGGTTCAGCTTCAGTCCCTCCGGTGGTTTTAATCATATTATATGTTTTTATTTTTTTTGGATCTACACCAATTAATATTGGTACCAAAGTTCCATTGTCACCATTTTCAATATAGCGATAATGTAAATATCCGTCAGTATTATTACCAACATAATAATCAGTATTTATATTGGGATTTGTTATTTCTTCTGTTGTAGCCGCAAATTGAGCTGAAGAAGTACCTCCAGTTGTGCCGCCACTAATCAATACCTTTTCATAAACATTATCAGAAGTTTCAATAATATGATAATATTTATAAAGGTTATTTTCATCGGGTCCAACTAAATAATCCTTATGGCTATTAGCCTCATTCGCGGTTAAAGCCTCAAAGTCTTCTACACTAATAACTTCAGTCGCGGATTTTGGCTCATTTTGTAATGTGTCGATTGCACTTTCTGCTTCACTAACACGAGTTGCTAAGGTCTTCGCACCAGTTAAAGCCTCGCCACCATCAATAGCATTTAACCGAGTATTTAGCCCATTTAATGTACTATCTACTTCTGTCTTAACTGCAGCCGCATCTGCGATTGCCTTTGTCGCGGCTAAACCAGTACTTGCATGTCTAACTTCACCTTCAAGACTAGTTAAACGTTCAGTTAGTCCGCCCACATCTTCATTTTCTGCTGGATGAGAAATTTTAGCTTCAATATCATCAAAACGCTTATCTAATGAATCATTAATTGATTCATTATTTTCATCAACAAGGCCAGTACGATGAGCACCGTTAATTTCTGCTGTAATAGTATCAATATTATTTTTTGATGCTACTGCATAACTCTCAATTGCTTCTAGGCGTTCATCAAGTGTATCATAAGTAGTATCAGTATAAGTAATTTCGCCGCCCTCTTCTTCAGGTTGAACTTCAGTACGAACAACTGAGGAAACGTGTGCCGCATTAAGTTCATCGGCAATTGCTTTCTTATGCGCTTCAATATCTTCAAAACGCTCGTCTATATTATCGTATTCCTTATTAACTTCAGAAGTTTCACCAGTTTCTTCATCGGTTACAGTTTCTTTAATAATAGAAGATATATGCGCTTGTTCTAATTCATCACGATTTTCAATTACACGTTCATCCAAATCAGCGGTAACTTTAGCAACAGTGTTCTAATCACTAAATCCGCTACCTAATAAACTATCAGCATGACTTTTTGCATTTGTTTCTGCCGTATTTGCAGCATCGTTGATTGCGCCTGTAACAGTATTTGCGCTATCATAATTGCCGCCAATCATATCACGTAGTTCTTTACCCTTTAAGGCACTTAACGGTAGATTAGTATCAGAAAATGTAAAATCATTACGTACATCTGCTTTTTTTACATAATTATCATTAATGTTACCAGTTAAAGAACTAATGTTTGAAGTATTTTCTGCTAGAGCCGATACAATATCTGCAAAGCGTTTTGCAAGGCTATCTTCTAATGGCTGCTAATTTTCATCTACTAAATCGGTACGCATAGCATTCTAAATTTGCGTTTGTGCAAATTCAGCCTTATCTTTTACGCGTATTGTTTCTAGTGTCATGTTTTCCAATCTTTGAGCTAAAGATTCAGATGTGCCACGCGCATTGTTAAAGTCAGACTAAAGAGTGCTAATATTTTTAAAAACAGTATTGTTATAAACTGGATTTGAATTATAACTATAAACTAAGTTTCCCTGTGAATCACGCCCAATAGCACTAATTAAATCTTCAATAGCTTTATATACAGTATTCGTAGAATTATATGCTGGAACTGTACGAACTTCAGAAGTATTGCCTACTGTCTCGGTTTTTGTGCCAAATGTCTGAGATAATACAGAAATTGCACCTTCAAGGTCTGCTTTCATATTATCAAGGCCATAAGTCGTTTCTTGAGTGCTTGGATCAAGAATAATTACTTTTCTTAATTCAGTCATCGCACGCTAGCCTGAAGTAGCATTTAGTGCCATAGCGGTAGATAGCGAAGTGGATAAATCCTATAATTCTTGTTTTGTGGCTGCTCTGTCAATAGCTGTCGTATTAGTACTTACAGAAGTATTTAATTCCTATAGCGCTTCCCTATTTACATATACGCCTTCTTCCAACTTATTCATACGGTCTTCAGTAATCGGCATTGTTGGCGCCCATAGTGTTTTCTTATAATCGTCTAAAGCCATCTTATTTACCTCCTTTTTCTCAAAATAAAAAATGACGCCTTTTAAAGGCGTCGGACATTTTTCCTCAAATAAAAGAAGAAAGCGCTACACTGCTGTTTAACTTTTTATTTTCATCAATTAAAAATTATTTAAATACTCAACCGCATAGCCTTCTTCGGTGGAATAGACAATTGTTCGTATTCCAAGCTCTTTAATTGCCGCCATACAGGCAGCACAAGGTCTAGCAATTGCGCTGTCTCCATTACGGTGTTCGCGCGCAATTACCAATACTACCTTAGAGAAATCTATATCAAGATACTTAATGCGGCTCAGCACACTCGTCTCTGCGTGGCATTTGGAAGGACAGTATGTTTTCAATTTCTTTGGGTCATAGCGCAAGTGCCTATACTTTTCCTGCTGAGTATGCGTCTTATCCATATTACAACCTTTTGCCAGAACAGAACCATGATAGACAGCAACGCATCCCAACTTAACCCTACTCGCGCCACTATATGAAGCATTTTTCGCGCATTCACTAGCAATTTCCAAATAATGTTTATAGTTCATTCTCTCATCCTTTCTATAATATTATACTGGAAATTGCCGCAAAAGTCAAGCATTAAGTTCGGCTAAAATTTCATCTACTATGGACCTTATGTGAGAGAAGATGGCGTGCTTATCGCGCACTAGGGTTGTATTGAGATAGTAGAAAGAGAGTATTTCTTTATACGAAATACCCTGCTTTGCGGCTGAAATTGCGCCTTTCTGGCTCATTCCCACGCCATGCCCGTTCTTTTTCTGACTTCCGTTCCACTTATCTTCGCGCGCAATTAGGTATGGTTTATCGCCGCCCCACACTTCTTTACTGGAGTAAGTGCGCCCGCCATTTGCATCGCAATAGACCGCACTAATGGGCTTACCATCGTATGTTAATATTAGTCCCATTGTATCTTTGGCAGCTTGGGCGCAAGTAGAGTAAGAGATGCGGTTAGCGCGATATGCCTATGCGGCGCTCGCGCTATCGGAAATTACTTTCCCCTTTAATACTCCGCGGGCAACCGCAAAGGTGCGTGCGGCAACGGCCTATGCTTTACATGCCTCTAATGGCGCATTACCTATCTCCGAGGCAACTACGCAAGCCACATAGTCTTCTATATCTACATCTACTATGGTGTCTTTCGCGCAAGAAAAGTATTTCATATTCTCACTGGTCGTTATCTTTACTTTCATGCTGCGTGTCCGCCTTTTTATTTAGTCGCGCCTGAACGCCATCAAATAGTTCGGCGCAGCGGCTAACCTGCTTTTCAATGTAAGCAAAGTATTTATCGGTAAGGTTGAAGAAATAGCGATAGTATTTCTCTTTCGCGCGCTGATAAGCAAGCTCGCATCCATACTCCTCATTCCATTCATCCTCTGGTGCGCACTTAGCTTTCGCACTAATGGAGGATGGAAAGTAGTATTCATCATATGGATACGGAAAGGGAAGAGCAATTTGATAGGCAGCCATATTCTTTTCTATAAAGCGCACAAAGGTAAAGCGAGTATCTGGAATTACGCATACTACAATGCGCGCGTCCTTATCAACATAAAACTTACAATTTTTCTTACTTACTTCAACTTTCATAATTATTCTCCTTTATGTATATTTTCCCATATTTTAAGTCGTTCTTCATCAACATGTATCATGTCTTGTATCATATCTTGTACTACTGGCGCTGGCTTAATTTGCTCAGCATATTCTTTTTTAAGTCGCTCAACTTTTTCGTCGTGCTCAGAGCGCTTACAATTGTCATAATAAGTACCAATTTTTACCTTTTTAATTTCATGACAGATACGGCAAACATAATACTCTATAATCTCAATGCGAGAATTATAAGACCCATCGTAACGGTCGTATCTGTCTTCAATAACCCACGGGAAGTCTTGCCACAAGTGCCCGAACATTTCGCACGGAGTCTTAATTTTAATAGGCTCCGGCGCGGACGCTTTCTTTTTCTTAAACAGTCCCATTATCACTCATCCGTCTGATTTCTAATTTAATATTAGGCTCAGCAAAAAATTCATCCATAAAGCCGTGTATAAAGATACAGGCATTTTCAATATTCATGTGGGAAGCGATACATTGATGCTCGTCCCAAATTTCATATAAATTCTCATCCATTACTAAAACAACCCCATATTTCTTTGGCGCTAGGCATACAAATATGCTCTTGCGTCATCTAATGTATCTAATAATTGAAAGTATTCATTCGCGTCCTCATCTTCATCAATACGAAGCGGCCGCATAAGTTTCCCGTTCTCATACGGATATTCCTTTATAGCCCAATCTTGCTAACGAAACTTAAATATATGGCGCGCGGAGGCTCGGTCAAAAGAGTCGTATTTATTATATACATCTATAATAAATTTAGTCATCGTCCCACGGGGCATCTCCAATAGAAGCACCAGTCCAAGCGCGCCATCTCTTATTATAGGTATGAATTTTTACCCAGTCGCATGGATGGGTTGGATTAAATGTAAGATGCTCGCGCAACCATCTGACACTAAAGCCCTCAACGCCATTATCTTCTTTTGATTCAATATATAGATATTCATCTGGATTAGTGCTTTCGTCGGCAAGATAGTTGAGAAATACATTTTTAGGCAGCAAGGTGCTTTCGTAGGCAAGCTTATCTATAAGTTCTTTAAGCTCTCTAATAATTTCAGACTTCGTCATCGTAATAATTCTTCCTCTCTTCTGTTACTTCAAGTTCAGTGACGCCTTCGCGCGCAAGTTCCATACCAAGACGCACGGCATCAAGCCATTCATATGCGCTGACAAGGTCGCGCCCGAGAATAGCATCTTCGGGGCATTCATTAAGATTATTTACACGATAATGGATACGTGGGTCTACTGGACTAGTAATGCTCTGAGAATATTCCGTCCACTTGTCCTCCATTATAATGCTAATTGTAATAGGTAGTGTCATTTTTCTTCACCTCTATGATATACAATGTTTTCAATATGCGCGCGGTCCTCATTGAAGCGGGGAATTTCCATATTAATAAACCATTTGTTGTTAGGGTCCTTTTCAATGGCGGCTCCGCGGCGAAAGGCGGTTGGGTAGTCGTTCCAATTGATGCCAGGCCCCGTAAAAAGTTTATTCTGGAGGTCATTACAAGAAAGACCAATTAGTTCTTTTTGCGAAAAATAGGTATGGGCTACTGACTGAATAGAATTGCGTTCGCAGTCGCGCTGACGCCAAAGGAAATAGTTGTTGACTTCCTCGCGCGGAAGCACAAAGGCGCGCGCATCAAAGGTCGCAATGCGCTTGTCAACATATGCTCTATTCATTCCCATGGAGCCGAAATAGAAGCCACCGGGATCTTCCCCGGGCAGGCCATGAAAGAAGAGACATGCGAGGTTGCGGTTGAAGAAGAAGGTAGCCATTGCGGCGGAAACGCTTACGATTTTCTGAAGGTTCTTGCCGAACCAAGCCTGCGTTTCAATGCTGTCGTCGTCCGTTAGGAGCAGACTAATTTCATCGGACTGCGTGTAGGCGAACTTCGCGCCCATAATATTTTCGCAAAGGTCTTTTGCGGTTGCGCGCATACAGGCGAGAAAGCTTTCATCAAACGGGCGCTTGAAGTCCTTGGTGAAGCTGTGGAAATGGCAACCATCCACACGAATAATGAGCGGCTCACGCCGCGTAAGGTATCGACGCTCTACATTTTCGTATTCTTTCATGCGGTCGCTAAGACTGGTTTTATCCATTACTAATTTCTCCTTTCTTACAGAAATAGGCCAAGGAAATCGGGTTCAATTTGTAATTGGTCAGCCAGAATATCCTCTGCCATTGTAATGCTTCCGGCCGCAAAGGCTTCCTGAAGCATATCTTCGGTTTCTTCAATCGCCTCATAGGCTTCATCAACGGAGATTCCGTCGCGGCGCGCAATCATAGTAGCAAGTTCATCAAAATTGGTTGACATCATATCAATTCCTTTCTTTTTCTTACATATATATTATACATTAAATTTGAAAAAAGTCAAACATTAGTCCCAAAGGGCATAGAAGTTTTTGGCTATCTGTGCGAAAGCCTCTTTGACATTCTCGTGCCCCTGCGTGTGGAGTTCCTTTGCGCGCGCCCAATACTTTTTATCAAGGTCAGATGGCTCCTGAGTAGTGTATACTAGGTTGCCATTCTCGTCCTTAACGGGCGGCTTCCAATCATCCATTATGTGGCTCATATATTCGTCGTGGTATTCATTGTGGGCCTCTTGCCATTCTTCGCTGCCGCTTTCTAGTAGGTCGGCCATATGACGAAGCCATTCTTCCCATTTTTCGGGAGTATCAAAATCATCGTCGCAGGGGTAGGCGCAACCTTTATCTGCGAGATAACGGAACATTGGGATTGTAGTTTTGAGGAACCAATCATACCAATTCCAGACATCAACATAGGTGTATCCATAGCGGGCGCGCCGATAGGCATCGCGGCAATTTCGCCATAGTTCTTTAAACCATTTCCAAGGGTGAGTTAGGTAATAGCGCTTTGAGTAAGGGAAAGTCCATACACTGTTTTTCATTTTAGGTCCTCCTTTATACTAAATAATCCTTCTCTATACTAAAAATTAAATTTAAATACATATCTAAATTTTTATAATTATAAGGTATTTCTATTAACAATATGCCTTTTTTCCCGCAATATTCACGCTTAAGTAAATCATATTCTCGTGTTTTTTCACAAGCTGCATCTCCAAATTCTTTTAAATTATGATAATGCTATTGTCCTTGGAATTCTATTACTATTGGTTTATCTTTAATTTTAAAATCAAAGCGTAAAGATTCATATTGTCCAGTTAAATCTGGATAGCTATATTCTCTTGTAAAAGGAATATTATATCTATTAAGCCACTATGCAATTGCCCTTTCACCTTTTGAATCCTACCCATTGTATGAATTAGTAGGAATACTCGCATCACGAAAATTGAAATTTTGTGGAGCATTATTATATTTAGATTTCCGAGAAACAACTAAATAATACTATAGCCAAAGTAATGTATTATATAAAAATTTTTCTTCTTTTGTTTCTTTATAAATATTCATAGTTGAAAATAAAAGTAAAATTTTTATATTGGCTCTTTCTTCAGGTTTAAGCCGCTAAAATATCTGTAAGGTTGTTCCTTCTGGATTATTAATATTATCTATTAATCTTGGATATATAGTTTGTTCAAAATCACCTTTATAAATTCCAACATAATAAGTTATATTTTTATCTTCACTTGTAAGTGCATAAATTCCCCAATCTTCGTTTTCTTCAAATAAATTTGTATCCCACTACATAATACTTCTATCTCCTTGCGCCACCGCGCCAATCTTTTATATGTATTTTTTTATTTTATATTTTATTATATTTTTCTTTTCTTATATTACTCTAACAATTTTTGGGAAATGGTTCCCATTTTTTGGGAACGCTATCCCATTTTTCGGGAATATGATTCCCATTTTTTGGGAGACAATTTCCCAATAATTGTGACATTCAAATGTAATTCCCAAAAAATGGGAATTAGTAATCTTGAATATTTTTCAATGAATCATAATCTTGCGGTAATACTGGTCGAAAAATATATTTATTAGGATGTTCTTCGGCATTTGTTTGAAAAAGATATCCTTTTTGTATTAATTCTGCAAAAGCATTATTTGGGCCATTTTTACCCATACCAGTGCTTTTAATTATTGCCGCAGGAGAAAAATCATAGTTTTTATTTGTTTTATTTACTCCATACCATTTAAGAAGATAACGCCATAATTTAAAGCCATTGCCACTTAAATTACGCATTGCGGCTTCTTCATACTTAAAATCAATTGACATAATAAAAAGATTTCTGCTATCTTTATTATGTTGTATTTTATCAAATTCAGTTAATTCGATATAATTTTGGTTAGCGTAATTCGCCATAATTATTCACTTCCATTGGAGTATTTGAATGTTTCAGTTTAGGTGTTTTTGAGTGCTTGGACTGCTTCGCGTAAAGCAGGAGTTTCTTCAAAATAATACACCATTAGCGTAGGCTTATTGCGATTAGGCTCTATATGTATAACTTTAAAGCCTTGACGTTCAAGCGCAATAACCAGTCTTCGCGTAAAAACTGGGTATAATTTCATGTTAATTCACTCCCTTACAATTGCTTCAATAGTGTTAAGAATATGCTCTAATCCGTCTTTAATTGCCATCACTTTGCTACCATTTGGTAGTGATGCGCCAGTAAGATAATTTCTAATACTGGTTGAAGAACAATGGCATTCGCGCGCAAGAACATTAATTGGAATACCAAAGTCTGCGATTTTCTTCAATTTCATAACCTCATCCACGCTTCTCACCTCCAATATAATTGTGATACGATTAGCTCCAAACTATTACATTTGTTCTTTTCCTTATAAAAAATTTTTTTGAAAAATAATCAAAAGAAAAGACTAGATATCTTTTATCTAGTCTTATTATACATCAAATTTATTCAATTGTCAAAGTATAAAGTTTATCATTCCTTGGACCCGCGCACGGATGTAATGACATCTCAAAGGCTACACTACGAGAGACATCAGCAGAACACACTCTTTCTCCTCGCGCATCAACAACATATGCTTCATCGCTTTCCATACTAATACTTTCAAGCTCTGGGTGTGCCCACATACTAATATACACATCCTTATCCTGTACCAGATACTTTGGTGCCTTTAAAACAAACATTGTTGGTTCCTTACTATCAAAATCAATCATTGTAAGGTCAATAATGCGTGTGCCGCAAAATTCACATTTAAGCCCATTAACAGGTAAGGGGCCGCCGCAATTAGGGCAATTAGTTCGTTTCATTAGTCTTTCCTCCAATTACGAATAGCGTTTGCGGCGCTATGTCCCATATCTTTACATAATAGCATTAGCCACATACAAATAGCAATGGATGATAGGCTGCCGCTAATAAGTTTTAAATACAATACAATTTCCTTTAATACTTCTACCATACCTACTCCTTATGGTATGTCCGCAATAGTTTCTACATAGCAATTATAATAAATATAGCGCTTTCCATTCCAGTCAAACTTCACATAGCCCTGGTCCTGCTCTATATCAATCTTGCCTTCATACTGTTTCAGGACATTACCATCTGCCGTATAGATAGTAACAATGCGCTCCAAACCATTCTGTAATTCCGCTCGTTCATCTGTTCGCGCGCGAATACCACTCGCCGTATTGTTATAGTACCAAAACCCAAATACAAATATTAGTATCGCTACTACAATGCCCGCCGCAAGCCATATGCCGCGCCAACTTTCAAAGCAAAACACATACAGGACAATGCCGCCGCTAATGGCAACTACCGCGAGCACGAAACAAGTAAACCAGCCCTCAATCGTCATCCTTATGCCTCCCAACCAATCCAATAGTAGGTGTCGCCGCAATAGGTAGTCTTTTCCACTGTATAGCCGTCCGCGCGCAAGATACGAATATTCTTAGGCAGCAATGCCTCAGTAATATACAATTCCAATTCGCCCTTCTTTTTCGCCATATCAATCTGTTCCTTAAGGTCCTCGCGCTGCTTATCTTCTTCCTTCATCCAAAGTCCCCAATACAGTTCATTCAAAATCATAGTTCCTGTTCCGCCTTCCATTCCATATATTTGTCTTGTACCGCTTTCTCCAATACATCTTTATTGGTGAAGCGCTCACTATACTTCAATACCATATAAACATCATTTGGGTCGCTTGTCGGTGTAATGCGCTCTGGGCGCGCCCAGTCCTCATAATGTACGCCGCTAACTTTACCACTCTTGGGCGCATAATGTAATGTCAAATACTTTTCAAATGGTTTATACTCGTCCAACTCATACTCTTCAATAGGATTAACTTCGCAGCAGGATGCGGATGGATAGACCTCCATTGCGGCAATAGCCTTCTCCGCGCCCTCTTTCGTGCTAAAAATTCCTCTAATCGTATAGTCCGAATACTCACCTGTCGTCACCACATAAACGGTCATAGTTCTCGCGCTCCTTCTCATACTCAATTGCTATTTGTTCCCAATTCGCAAACTCATAGCCGCAAAATTGACAATACCAAAATCGTAAACTTTTAACACGCATCCGACAATTGGCGCAATACAGCACCCCATTTCTTTCCTTAATTGTCGTAACCATTCCAAAGCTCCCCATATCGTGTCTGATAGGTAAATTCATTATGACAATTTAAACAAGTACATACTGTTGTTGTAATATTCCCATCAGGATTTATATTAACTCCATTCTTAATAATGGGCGCATAATACATAGCAGTTCTCATACTATACTTCTCAGTGTAGTAGCTTTCGCCGCATTTAGGACATCTAACCTCAATCATACTTCTACCCACGGGCACCAATCTGGCTTTGGAAATTCCGTCCACCATTCTGGTGTCGTTTCCTCCTTCTTATAAAATAATGGCTCCGTAATTTGCTTCATTCCCATCGCATTACAACACCTCAAGCCCACACCTGTTAAATTAAGCGTATAAAGGCATGGGCAAAACAGGCAAGATTGCGGCATCTCCCTATCTAACGCAATCATAGCGCACTCTCCTTTAAGTTCTTGCTGGCATTCGCGCAGAACTCCAACAGCATATCACAGACCTCTTTGCTGGGGGCCTCTTTCAGCCATCTAGTCCCTACTCCCTCAAACTTAAATTCTTCCTCTTTTGGATTCCAAATTAAGTGTGCTATGGAGTAGCAACTCTCAAACGAGTACTCAAGCTGTCCTGTGCGCGCATTCCTTACAATGGCCGGAGTCGGGCGCGTCTCCCACTTCACCACATCGTACATGATTTTATTAGGCGGTGGACTGCCCATCCATACGCAATCGCGCACCTGAATGCCATCTACCCTTTTCGTATAATTCACCATACTCAAATCTCCTTTCTTTCTTATACTTATATTATAATATAAATTAGAAAAAAGTCAAGCATTAGCAATCTCCCCAATTTGAGCTGCCATTTCCCTCATTCCCTACTCAATCTACTCGCGCATCTTATCACTAAGTTTTAGTTTCCCGTGCGCGAAGCGGCTAAGAGTCGTATGGGAAGTGCCGCAGTAGATTGCCAATGTCCTCAATGGAATATTGGGGCCGTCTTCCGCGGTAAGTTCTAATATCTTTTGTTCTAATGTCATATAACCACCTCGGAATTATTGTAGCTACTATGGCCCCAAATTTTGGGAAAATAATAAGTACCTCGTGAAACGACAAAAGGAAGGAAGAAAAGAAACGAAATACGACGCCTTTCAGACCAAGCAGCCTCCACTGGATGGGAGGAGGGGTCGGGCGCATTTCTTAAGTGGGTCATTATATTAGATGGATGTGCCGAAATTTCGGCTTTTGTCAAGTATTTATCAATAAAATCTCTTTTTCTTTTATTATAACATAAAAATTGAAAAAAGTCAAGTATTTGAGAGAAATTTTTGGTGGTACTTTTTTGGTAATGGATATAAGAGTATTATATATAGGGGGTAAAAATACCACCATATTATAATACCATATTTTATAAAATTAAAAATAAAAATGATATTTCTAAATGTGGTATTTTTTACCCCTATATATAAAAGGACTACACGCGTAATGAAAAAAGTACCACATTTAAAAATACCAGAAAAAGAAGAAAATATTAAAGTTTAAATATAAGAAAAACTACCGGTATAGTAGCAGGATTAGGGAGCGCCTAGTATTTGACTACCACCCTAATCTATGTTATAATAAAATTAAGAGGTGAAGTAAATGGATTAGGTATATTTATCTTCAATAGTAACTGATTCAGATTTATCTAAATTGCACCCTGGCGAATTTAATATTATTAAAGCGCCAATTGGCTTGGGTAAAACTACTTTTATGTTTGATGAAAGAATTTTAAAATTTGCGCGCGACCGCAAGCATGTGCTTTATTTAATTTAGAATAAGACTACGCGCGACATGATTGCGGAATAGCATCCAGATAAGGCAAAAGTATTTGCGGACAACAATTACAATGGGTGGTTTGAACACCGTCGTAAAGGCGTGTGGACTTCGGAAGAGGATGAAAACTATGTGCATGTAATGTGTTATCAAACTTTTGCGGCGCTCCTGCGCAATGAAGGGACGGAGTGGTTATAGGATATTGACCTTATAGTCTGGGATGAATTTGATGATGTGAAAAAATATTATAATTCTGAAATTAAAGCGCTAAAGAAATTGTTACCAGGGTTTTCTCCGGAATTACTGGCGGATACTATCAGGAAAGGTAATCCTCGGTCTACTGTTAACTTTGTATATTAGGTTAAGAATATAATTCTAGACCCGGGGTAGATTTTGTTAATTGCGGTTTCAGCGACACCAGAATGCGCAGCCGCATTATTTCAATCATATGTCAATTATATTATTTCGGGTGATATAGAGGCGAAATATATTGCTAAACACACAGCCTGGATTAAAAATGTAATTACAGCTGCGCGCGAAGGTATGTTTAAACCCGATGGACGCAAATATTGGTGCTATACTAAATTTATTACTGATGCTTTAGTAATAGAAGCGGCAGTGCGCCCATGGGGCTTACATCCTATTGTACTATGGTCTGAAAATAATATGAACTTTCAAGACCAATTTACAGAAGAAAAGCGTGCGACAATAAAAACAATTTAGAAGGACGGGTATGTGCCTTCTCAATATGATTTTGTTATTACCACTGGGGTGCTGGGGCGAGGCATCAATATGTATGACGAAACATATTAGGACTGGATTTGTAACTCCGATGAGTATGAAGATGTGCATTAGTTTATGCGCGCAAGGTTCTCGCCGGAGCGCCAATATTTATTAGAAAGCGCGCGAGGACTTGTTCAATTTGTATAGCATGGATTTCCAATTGAATATTATAAATGGCATAGCATTAAAGAATTAAAATAGTTACTTATTGATGAACCTATCTATACGAGTGATTTAGACCCAAAAAAAATAACAACCCCCACAGCTTTATTGGCTGCTTATCCTAATAGAGTAGAAAAACGCCGCTATGGTACAGCGCATCAAGTACAATATAGAATTAAAGAAGGTGATAATAATGAAGTACAAGAAGATGTTAGTGAGTAAAGAGCGCAATTAGAAACTGTATAATACAGAGCAAGATATTACTAGACTATTTAATTTATTCATAGAGCAAAATTTTCCAGCTCTTGGCTTCATTTATGATGCGGCTTAGGGGCTATGGATGTTCGCTGGCGCGGAAGAAATGGAGCAGCTTATGAAGAGTGCTCCGTTTGCGCCTTGCGAAGACTTTGACTTGGCATAGTATATTTCCAGCTTGTCGCACGATGATATTTTTTGGATGGTTGATTTATCAACACCTAACCTAAAATTAAATCGTTGGCAATATGGAAAAGTGGTAGAAAATTGATAGTGAATTTTTTAAAAATATAAAGGGCAAGCTTTCCAGCTTGCCCCTTTATTTATTTTATAAATGTTGTAATAAAAAAATACCATCTCATTTTATTATAACATATTTTAACCAAAATGTCAAGTGTTTGCCGGCGCGCATAAAGAAAAAGAGAAGGCTTTCGCCTTCTCTTCCAATTACGCCTTAGTATAGTAAGGCTTCTTGTCTCCCTCGCGGGAAGTTACGGTAAGTACGCCCTTCTCTACGAGTCTACGAGCGCTCTGGCCTACCTGCATTACAAGCACATTTGCGGGCAGCTTGTCTGCGAGTGCGGCACGAATATCAGTTGCCGTGTATTCGGTGAAAGAAGGAAGTCCGGAAATCATGGCATCCAGCTCGTCCCGGCGTGCCTGAGCTTCGGGGGAAGGACCCTTGGGAGCCTTAGGCTTGCTTGCTCTCTCAGCTTCGCGCAGAGCAGCAGCGGTTTCCCAATCCTTATAAGCCGCTGTCGCAGCGTCATAGTCAAAGGGAACGTGAGTCTTTGTTGCTTCCATAAGCGCCTTGCTTACACTAACCTTGGCGTAGCCGCCGTCTTCAAGGGGCACGATAACAAAATTGCTGCCCTTAACACGGCCCATAACTGCGCCTTCAACACCCATAATTACCTTGTTCAGTTCGTTAATAGTCATAATTTACTCCTTTTCTGTGGTTCAGTATGCGGCAGTCCACCCTGCACAATTTTTATTTCTTGTCCTCTTGGAACATCTTTATTATAACAGAAATTCGGGAAAAAGTCAAATATTTAACTTTCAATTTCTAGCACAGGGAACCATTCATAATAGCGGCCATCTTCGTCATTCGCTTCGGCATAGTAGCAAAATTCTTCTGCCTTTTCTAGCGTATGACATACGCCGTAGAATATGTCTTCGTATCCTTCTTTGCGCCCAATAATCAAATACAGCATTTTTCCAGCTCCTTTCCTTTTTTACAATTATATTATACCAGAATTTTCGTAAAAGTCAAATGTTTGACTCTTCCAGCTTACCGGAGCCTCTGCGCGAGGCTCCGACGAAATTCCAGCTTGCGGAAGGTTCCAGCTTTCCAGCTCGTAAGCCGAACATCGCAGCTTGCTGGGAGCTAAAAATCGGTGGAACCGATTTTTTCCAGCTTGGGTAGGAATGGTAATTCCAGCTTCCAGCTTATTTTCAGCTTTCTGGCGCAGCTTGTAGCTTCTAGAAACTAGCTTGCCTTTCCCTTTCCCTTTCCTCTTTACATATATATTATACCATAATTTTGATAAAAAGCAAATACTTGTATATCTAATAGTTAGTTATAACTAACTACTTGACAGTGCGGAAATTTAGATGTATAACATCTAAAAATTTGAATTGACATTCTTATTATTTAGTAGTATACTTACCTTGTTCTCAGGAAGGAGATGACTATAATGAAGCGAATTGTTAAGAAGCGAATTGTCTTGTATTGCCCTTGGGAAGATGAAGAAATTATTGGCACAGAAGAGTATGATAGTTCCATACCAGACGAAGATATTCTTAATGCTTTACATGAACAGGGGAAGACTATGTGGCTTCCGACTTATCCTGACTATGATGAACTTTGGCTTATGCTACCAGACAATGGTATAATGTTGCCACATTATAAGTTTGGTGTGGATGAATTTTATGTTCAGATACCGACATTTTGGGATAAGATAAAAGATGCGCTGTTTGGACGGAAGGAGAGGTAAAAATGTTTAAAATTGGCGATAAAGTGATGATTGATAATGAGGAACGCTTAGTTGGTTATATTGTAAGTATAACCATTGACCCGTTGGAAGAATATAGTGTAAAGACAGAAACTGAGTTCAACTTTATTACTTATGTGGTTCGTGTCTTCAAGCCGTTTTATGTTAATGGATACTCGGACTTCTATCGTATGAGTGATGATTTGACAAGGGTTTAAGGGCGAAAGCCCTTAAATTATTTTAGATGTATAACATCTAAAATAAAACAAGGCGGTTGCCCGCCTTATTTTAGCTATATAACTGACTGATAGCATTGCGCCATGCGATTTCCAACATTTCATATGGGTCTGCCCATTCTGCTCGGCCAGTATAATGATTAAGTTTTGTGATATCAATTGCGTTATATTCTTTTAAGTCCGCTTCATATGCGGCGAGAATATTACGCACATGCTCACGGCTTTCTTGTGCCTTTTTAAGTTCAACATCTTTTACGGGGCCATCTGGTAGCATGTTGGCGCAACCTTCATACTTAATAACCTGGGCGCATTTAGCAATAAGTTCGTTTCTATGCGCGCTGAGGTCAATGGTCAAACGCCTGTATTCGGTATCCTGAAAACTCCACCAAGTATCTTTTGTCTGTTCTTTCTTAAACAACATTTATTTTTCCTTCTTTCTATTGTTCTTGGGAACAATGCTATTATAGCATATTATAGGAAAATTACAAGAAGAAGATTTAGATGTTTTACATCTAAATATTCCTGTTGACTTCTCAATTAAATGGAGTATAATATAGCCATGAACTGAAGGAAAACAGTTGAAACCAGAAAGGGAAAGAAAATGACGAAGTATCTGATTGTGCGGTGTGAAGAACTGATGGACCAGTATGAGTGCGATGCTAACCGTGAACCGATGTTTCTGGTGGATGATTGGACGAAATGGTATCAGGAAAATCATCCGAATTATCAGTTTGAAGTGTATAAGTTTGAAGATGATAAAGAATGTACTTTGGAAAAGACTTATGAAGAGTCTATGGATTATGGAATGGCATTATACTTCTGGAATATGGATGATAGCCATGAAGAAGTAGCGCCGACCGTAATTGCGCATTATAAGGGTTATAATCGCGATAAGAAAGTGCCTAATAAAGTGTGGAACGTTTTTCGACAGGGTGCTTACTGGGCAGACGGTGATGAATTTACTGAAAAGGACTTTAAGAATGACTTGAGAAGTTGCGGATATGTTGCTTGGGATGATAAGGAGCATAAGAAATTTTGGGTATATGGGTATTATGCGGACGGGCGCTATTGCTTGGGATATTAAGGAGCAAATGCTCCTTTTTCTTTTTTTAATTTTAGATGTTTTACATCTAAAATAAAAAGGATGGTCTAAAACCATCCATAGAGAAGAGAAAGAAAATAAATATTAAGAACTACGCTTGACAGATGCATCAGAACATCATTGATGTGCCGATGCTGTGAGAGGTCTTTACATACGCCGAAAAGCGCGATTGCGAGTCCGAACCATGAGACTTGAAGGCCGAAGAGCATAATCAGGACTACATTCAAGATGGTAATTCCGCACCGAACATCATTCCATTCAAAGCGGTAAGGGGTTTCAATTCCGAACCAATTCTTAATCGTTTCCATTTCTATTCTCCATTTTATTCTTATTCTTCAAACATACTAATCTGTTCTCCACCGAAGCGCCTGAGTACGACTTCTCTTACCTGTCTCTGGGCATCTTCGTTCCAACTATAATAGTTTTCATCATCAAGACCCTTGACATATTCATCAATGGCATCATCCACGACTTGCGTGATAGTTGCTTTTCTTTCTTTCATCAGACGCTCACAACTAGCATAAATGTCGTCCATATCAATATTCGCGCAATGCCAACTTTCCCATTCAACTTCAATCCAATTCATTTTTTCGTTCTCCTTTCATAAGATGGCAACTTTTTCCGTATCAGGGAAAGTTGCCGAAACCTGCCCATCTCCTTCCTTGGGATTACGGGAATTCAATGGGAGCCCGTCAGTTCTCACCTTCCTAAGTCCATCCCAGTTCCTTGGAACAATTACATTATACTACGATTTTGGAAAATGTCAAGTATTTCTTTTTTATCTTTTTCTGTGAGTGTATCATACAATTCTCTTGCCGATGGAGTGAGATAATCATAATGGACTAGGCCCAAAGCGCATAGACAACACAGTTCTTTTTCTTCGGAATTAATTGGAAATAATAGCATTTTTCAAACTCCACACTTTTCAATTATTTCTTGCGGTTCAAGGTCGGAATGTGCGAGCCAACTAAGCGCACACATGATTGTATCCACATCAGTGATTTTTCCTTCTTGAATACGATAGACAAGCATACGGTTGACTTCTTCAATTCTTTCGGCTTCTTTTTTAAGAACATTAGCTTTGTCCGTCATTCCCTGAAGAAGCTGAAATGCCAAGGTGGAGCAGTCGCAAATATCCATAGATTCAAACTTCATTTCACTCAACTCCTTTCGTTGATGTGCTTATTATAGCATAGAGGAAAGGAACTGTCAAGAAAATATATTTAGATGTTATACATCTAATTATCCGATAAAGGAAAAGCCACCCGTCGGTGGCTAAAGGCGCCGAGTGGAACGTTGCGCACCGCCCACTCTATTGAACTTTTCCTCACTTGTTTATCAGCCAGAAGGGAAAAAGTTTGAAAAGCTGAATCTGTCTGGAAAGGGGCTTTAAGGATAAACCCCTTAGAACCTCTCATGGTTCTTGGCTATACGGAGCGCTTACGCATCAATTAAGGCGAGTCAGTTTTCGCCACCAAGAAGGGAAGGTTTACGCCTTGCGGTAGGTATTCGGCTTGCCCTCAATCTTGACGATTTCGTCCTGCCAGAGGTGGGTCAGAGCATACTGAACCTTGCCCTTGGTGATGCCCTCAGGAAGGCCATCGGCGATGGCTTCGTAGATTTCGCTACAAGTCGCAGGAGAATCGGAGAGGTTGCTGACCAGAAGGTCGTGGAAGGACTCATAGGCTTCAAGGTTTTTCGCCTTGGCATCGGTGCCACGGTTGATTTCCTTGTCCAGTTCAGCGAGGATTTCGGCATTGTCATAGCCAAAGTCGGTCAGAGCGGTGCGGATGGTTTCAAAAATGGACTTCTTCATAATTTAATTTCCTTTCTGGTTTTGTTAGGGTTTTCCTTCCCTCGATTTCGTATTCATTATAACATGGATTAGGAAGTTTGTCAAGAGGTTGCCGAAAATTTTCTCCCTTTTATTTTCGGTCATCGGCGAAGAGTCTTGCGTTTCCATGGAGCTTTGTTTCCGCTCTCTTGCTCCCTCTGACAGTTATCATTATACTCAATTCTGAAAAAAAGTCAACAATTTATTTTTAGATGTTTAACATCTAAAATATTTAATAAGGAAAAAGGGAGATTACTCTCCCTTAATCCGGTAGGTGTTGGTCTTGCCGACAATCTTCTCAACTTCATCTGCCCAGTAGTTGGTCAGACCGTAAACAATCTTACCACGGGCGAACCCGGTTTCATCTGCGATTTCCTGAGCAGAAACGGGAAGGGATGCGGACTTCAGAACTTCCATGACCGCATCGTGCATCTCTGCGTAAACCTTGCGGTTGGCATCGGCCTTTTCCTTGCCACGTTCAAGTTCGGCGGTCAGTTCGGAGAGAATGTCCATCATGTAATCATCATTCTTTTCGGTGAGGTAGGAGACGAGAGACTGGAGAGTGGACTTCTTCATAATAATTACCTTTCTGGTTTGTTGAGGTTTTCCTTCCTCTGTTGTGTATTCATTATAGCACCTTTGTGCTAGAATGTCAAGGGCTTTTAAAAATTTTGTTCCGAGGTTATGGATGTTTGAAATCCACATTTTCCTACATTTTCTCGTTTGGCGCCTTCGGGAAGTGTATTTCCTTCTGTTGGGATTCTCACCTTGTCCCTCGGAACAATTGTATTATATGCTAATTTAGGATTTTTGTCAACTACTTATTATTAGATGTATAACATCTAAAAATATTTTAGAATAAAAAAGTATCTCGTCAAGCGAGATACTGAGCAAGTTCGGCGATAGTATTTTCAAGTCGTGTTGTATACTTAGAAGGTTCTTTATTCTGAAGATAGTTCTGCATTGCGGCAATAACAATTACAATTTCATTCGCATCGGGACGCTTCTTTCTCAGAACAAATTCATCTGTTGTTCCGAGTTCACGGAAGGGGAAGAAGATAATTCCGTTAGAGATTGCCGCCTTTTTAGCAATCTTACTAAGAATGTATGTTTCAATGATAGCATCGTCAAGAGCGGTATGTGCTTCATCAAAATCATACTTGTCGGTCAGATAACGATAAGATGCTTCTGCGCTTGTCTTGAAGAATGTTCCGCTTGCGGTAAGCATATCATTCTGAAGGCACTGCTTCTTGTAGGTGGCATTGTTCAGAAGATGCTTTGCGGCAAGTCCCCAAAGGTCAAACAGAGGGAAGACTTCACCATGGAAACGAAAGATATCTGCTTCAAAATCTTTATCGGGGTCTTTCTGATAGCGTTCATTTGCGATTTTAGCGCACAGATAACGCTGAGACTGTTCCCATTCAAAATAATCAGGGCTATACAGTTTATTGATATAGAGGTCCGTGAAGGGAATTGCTTTCTTAAAGTCGAACATACTATTGTATGCTCCGACCGCATCAACCGTGCGGAAGTCTTCCATCATGATTTCAACGACTTCGCGCCAAGGCTTGATAACGGTCTTCTTTTCTTCAAGCATCTTCAAATAGATTGGGCGCTTTTCCGCATAATATGCGGTATTGAATACGGCAGGAACAGAGAAAGTTTCGGCGATAAGAAACTGTTTCTTATCCAGAAGTTCGCCCTTGCGATTTGTGATAGTCCATCCAATATCATAGATGAGCGGGCGAGCGATAGCAATCTTCTTTTTCTTTTCCGGGTCATGGTTGGCGACTTCATCGGCGAACGGGAGGGTAGCGGACTCACAGTCAAGGGTAGCATAACGATTTTCTCTACGGGCCATATCTAATCAATTCCTTTCTGGTTTTTAAGTGTTGCCTTCACTTTATGGGTAGATTATACCATCGGTTATGGTTGCTGTCAAGCGGCATTATTAGATGTAAAACATCTAAAATAGAAAAATGGGGCAAAGCCCCATTCTTTATTCATCTTCCACTTCGGTAATGCCCTCAACTTCACAATAGCGCGTGAACATATCACGGGCGAATTCTTCAATAGCATCAAGGTCAATTTCTTCTCCGAGTTCAACTGCGCTCTGGATTGCGGAAAAAGCAACGATACTCATCATGTGGTCTGCGGTGTTCATACTAATAGTCATAATAAAATCCTTTCTGGTTTGAAGTGTTTTCCTTCACTATATTTTAATCATCAAGGATTTGCTGAACATTTTTAACGGCGAGGATTGCTTCATCAAGCAACTTTTCTCGTTCTGCCGTCAATTCAAATTCATCGTCAAGTTCGGTTCTAATCTTGTCAAGAAAGTCATAGATATCTTCAAAATGCTGGAGTTCATCATCTGTATAAGCCAATATCTTTTTCATATTTATACCCTTTCTTACTCCGAGACTTCACGAGGAAGAAACTGATTTTCGTCATCCTTTTCTTCCTCTTCCTTTTCCTTGGCGCGTCTTGCCTTATCCTTGGCAATCTTTTCTGCCTTGGCCTTGGCTTTTTCTGCCTTAGCTTCCTGTTTTGCCTGATAGGCATTGATTTCACTCTGCATGAGTTCTTCGGCAGTCATGTCCTCACGCTCTTCGGCAACAATTGCGCCGATGCGGACATAGCGCTGAACGCCATTCAAATCGGTCAGAATGATACCCTGCTGACGGTCATTGATTTTCTGAAATAAGTCAAAATCGCCTTCTTCAAGTATCTGAAAAACTCTTTCACGCAAATTCTGATCAACCACGGTCTTAGAAATCTGAGCCATAATTTTTTCCTTTCTGGTTTGAGTTGTTTTCCTTCAACTTTCAATGATATTATAATCCATTCTAGGAAAATGTCAAGCATTAACTTTTAGATGTTTAACATCTAAAATATAAGTTGACATTTTTTTTGAAATGGTATATACTATCGGTGTTGAAAGGAAGGTGCCAATTATGAGAAATAGCTATGAAATCCGTGCTGAAAAGTTCATCCATCAGATTTTTGATTACATTTGTGAATGTGAAAGTTGGCATCAGTTTAAGCGCGCTGTTGTTCGTTTTAATCTGGAACATGGTCGCAGGGTGCGTTTTGACCATGGATTGACTCGCGTGTGCTTTATTACTTCCGACTATGTTGTAAAGTATGATTTTGGCACTGAACGCAACATTCACGACTTTGGCACTTGTAATGATGAAGTCCGTATGTATGCTATTGCTGAAAGGGACGGCTTCGCGCATCTGCTTGCTAAACCTACAATGGTTGAGTATATGGGACATTCATTCTGTATTATGCCCCGTATTTATGGGATTGGTAAGTATAGTCATGATGTTGATTGGTATCTTGAAGGCGCAGAACATGATTGGGTTAATAAACATATTTATGATTGCCATAACCAGAATTATGGTTGGAAAAATCATCATCCTGTTATCTTTGACTATGCCTGTTGCTCATAAGAGCAACTTTTTATTATTAGATGTATAACATCTAAAATAGAAAGGTAATGGGAATAAATCCCATTATCTCATATCAACAACCATGAAGTCATCATTTTCCCAAATCTGACCGTAGTTCTTATCTACAAAATCAAACTTTTCTTCTTTTGCTTCGGTAAGCAAGGCCGCCATGCGGTTCTGGAGTTCTTCCTTCTTTGCTTTGCGGGCGCAAATAGCGCGAAGTTCGGTGATGATATCACGAAGTTCCTGTGTGGTCATGATGTCGGTATCAATAATAACTTTTCCAATTCTCATTTTTATACTTCCTTTCATTAATCAATAGGGCGGTTCAATTCTACTTCTTCAATGTAATAAACGCAAGGTGCTATATAATCATTACCTAATGTCTCGTATTCATAGCCATCAAAAGTAAATTCAAACTTTTTCATTTCCTCTTCGGTGTAATCCTCTGCTACACGCTCAAGAATTGCTTTCTGTGCTTCGGCGAGAGAAGAATAAACTCCGTCGCCCCAATGCTCATAAGGTTCAATAATGAATTCTTTTACTGTAAATACCGTCATCTCTTACATCTCCTTTCGACATCATGAATTATAGCATAAGATGGAAAAGAAGTCAAAGCATTTATTTAGATGTCAAACATCTAAACCATATTTCGGGATTCAATCCCGAAATTATTTTTCTTTCTTTTTCTTTGCCATCTTTTCTTCAAATTCTTCCTTATACAGTTCTGCATTGGCATACCCATCATAAGGAATGTATCCACCCTCACCATTACGAGTACCACGAGGAGTAGAAACTTTAATAACAATCCATCTCTCGTTTCCTTCTGCGTCTACGCAAGGAATAGCAAGTTCATTGGCACTTACGGGAAGTACATCAGTGTCATACTGCTTGGACAGAAGTTCCTGAATAGAATTGAGATATTCAGAGCGCAGAAGGGTTTCAAGCTGAGTTTTATTCATTTACTTTCATCCTTTCGTTAGTCATTAAGAAACATGTAAGAAAATATCAGAAGCATAAAGCCAACTATCACAAGGAGAAGAAACGCAGGAATAAAAACACCCCAAATAATTCCCCAAAGCATCAGAATTCCGGCAAGGGCATCTGCTATGTTCATACCGTCATCTCCTTCCTTTTGACAAGTATATTATAACATAATTTTGAAAAAAGTCAATTATTAAATTAGATGTTTAACATCTAAAAATTCTATTGCTTTTTTCTTGGAAAGTGATATAATACGCATGAGGTGATAAAGATGAAGCGGTTGACGGTTATTAGGCGGTTCGTTTCAGAAGTGGCATGTGAGAAAGTCGGATTGACAGATGATGTTGAATATTGCGCTATGGCGACATTTTCGGGAAGAAAGCGTTATAAAAAGCCGACTATCGGGGTGCCAAAAGATAATTTGATTTGTGAATTACAAGATGAAACCACTAAGATTTTTCGTAGAAATTTTACAAGTAGATATTCTGGCGCAAAAGGCTTTGCTAATATCACTTTGGTGTTATTACATGAAGTCGGGCATTTGAAAACAAGCGAAGAGTTCTGGGGAAATGAAGAAGCAGAAATGCTTGACATGATGATGCGAAGCGCAGTTGAAACGCAAGAAGAGTATATGAAAATTCCGTCTGAGTATGGCGCAACCGAGTGGGCTATTGGATGGCTACAAGATGCGAACAATCGTTCACTCGCAAAGCGGTTTGAACGGCAGTTCTTTAATGCGGAGTAAATCCGCATTCCTTTTATTTTAGATGTTTTACATCTAAAATTAAATAAAAGAAAAAAAGGGGATATATCCCCTTTTATTCTTCTTCAACACCAGTAAAATTGATAACATCTTTGCGAGTAATCTTTTTCAGATATGTGCCCTTGAACACAACTTCTTTATCAAACTTAATTGTGAAGGGCTTGGGCGCGACCCGTTCCAGAATGCGCTTTACTTCATAATCAGTATTCCACTTTGCGCCGAGAGTATCAATACAATAAGTCAGAATAGCGGTTTCAATGTCTACATCATACAGACCCATATGCGCTTCTTCAAAAGTATCATCTTCGGCAATATACCTATAAACAACTTCTGCGCTTCCTTTGTAGTTGCCTGTATCAGTAAAGTAATTATTAATCTCGCAATAGTGCTGATATTGTGGAGTATTTGTAATGTATTGCGAAGCATAGCCCCAAATGTCATGGATAGCGATAGTATCAAAAGGATTAATACACTTGAACCAGTCGCAATTAAAGGAGATAACTTTGTCATCAAAGTTGGAGTTGTAGGCATACGCATCAGTGATACCATACTTCTGAATATCACGATGAATCTCACGCATTACATAGCCCCACTTGTCCATCGTGGCCTTGTGCTGGCGCATAAGCTGAACATACTGAGGACGCTTCTGAGCATAGTATGCTGATTCAAACAGCGGAAGGTTGTGCCAAATCTGCTCAATAACAAAGTGCTTGCGCTCAACCGTCATGTGCTGACAGGTGTCATACACGCAGTATCCGATATCATAGCAAAAGGGCTTGTCCAGACCAGTAGTTTCCGTGTCCATAATCATTACATTCATATAAGTACCTTTCTGGTTTGATTTGTGGTATCCTTCCACTTCATTGCGTTCCGAGGAACAAGTGTATTATATCATATTCTGGGAAAAATACAAGAAGAATATTTAGATGTTATACATCTAAGAAATAAAAATGGAATTACTCCGCATGGAGTAATTCCGCCAGAACTGACAGAATGTCAGAAGGTTCATATGCTTCGCCAGTCCAGTCGTTTCTGATTTCTTCATTATCATCAAACAGAATGTCATTTTCCGTTTTCAGGAAACTCTGCTTTGGTGTGCCATAGTCTACAATTTCCATGATATCAAATGAAACTGAGGTCAGATGCTGATGAAGCCAGTCCATTTTTGCGTTTGCCACTGCTTCATTGTATTCAGCGTTTCCATCCTTAGAAGTCCAGCTGATGATACCGATGCCGTAGCCATGACTTTGGAGCTTATTCAGATACCGAGCAAGCAGACTCATGTTCAGCATGACGGCCGCTTCTTCGTAGGGTGTAGGGTCAAAAGCACGCAGACGGGGAAGCCAATTCTCTACCGAATACAGGTCGGCGATTGTTCCATCCATATCAAACCAAATCATTCTCATTTTCTTTCTCTCTCTTTCTGTTCCCTTGGAACGAGTATATAATAGCATAGTTTTGGGAAAAGGTCAAGTAATAAAATTTAGATGTTTAACATCTAAAAATCATAATCAAATGCGGCAAGGCCGCATTTTTACCTATCTACAAGAATCTTGATAATTGCCACAATAAGAGCAATCAGCAGAACAACGCTCCATGTAATCCACAACGGCGCGAGAACCCAAACCCAACTCCAGTTGATAACGCCGCAAAGTTTAAGCACGATGAAAGCAATAGTGAGCAGTCCGAAGAAACCAATTCCATTGTTCTTAATTGTCGTGTTTTCCATTTTAATTCCTTTCTGGTTTTATGGAGTATCCTTCTCCTTTCAACACCGATATCATATCATAGTTTTAGGAATTGTGCAAGTATATATTTTAGATGTTATACATCTAAGAATTAAGAAGAAATGAAACCGCTTATGCGGTTTCCTTTTCCTTTTCCTTTTCGGCGCGCTTCTGCTTATCGCGCTCAATCTTCTCCTGCTTCTTCTTTTCGGCGGCGGCCTTCTTTTCCTTCTTCTCTTCTACTTCCAGTGCGTATGCCTCAGCGGCGGCATACGCATCATACGGGTCATAGCCGTTGCCGTTGCGAGTGCCACGAGGGATAGAAACCTTAAAGACCACAAAGCGCTCATTGCCCTCAGCGTCCACGCAGGGAACGGCCAGCTCGTTGGAGCTTACAGCGAGAGCATCAGCATCGCAAGCATTGGACAGGGCATTAGACAGGATAGTAAGATACTGTTCACGCAGGGCATTCTCAAGTTCGGTTTTAGTCATAATTTTTTCCTTTCTGGTTTCTGAGGTGTCCTTCCTCTTTACAGTTAGTATTATACTCTGATTCGGGATAAAGTCAAGTATTAGTTTTTAGATGTTTTACATCTAAAAATTAAAATAAAATAAGTCGGATGTTATCCGACTTATCGTTCTAAAATATCATAAATCTTCAAAATCTGTTCAACAGTAGGAATATCCTTGTCTCTACAAGTAATAGTGAAACGGATAGTATCAGAAGAAATGCTAGGCTTGAAATCTTCAACGCTACATCCAACACGATCAACGACGGTATTCATAATATACCGTCCAATCTGGTTGCGAGGAACATAATAGCTGCGAGTAATCATCTTTCAATCCTCCAATTCAAATCTTGATAATTCGTTGGCAATAATTTGATTTGCCCAAATTAGTCTTTTATAAAAACTAAAATCATCGGGAGCATCGACGAGTAATTCTATTAAAGCTTTGTGGAGTTCTGCTTTTTCTTTACGCTGTTCTTGCGTCATTATTCCCAATCCTTTCCCTTATACTTCGGTTTCTTAAAACGCTTATCTGGAATAACTTTGGTCGCGGGATTTACATTGCCCCAAGTCTTACGCTCGCTCTGGAATACTTCCACCCAAGTTTTGGTTTTCTTGGTCTTTTTCATTTTCAACCGCTCCTTCTTATCAATCAAGTGGCGCTTCAATCCAACTGTATTCGCCCCATTCGCCATAGTCAAGAATCCATTCAATGTAATCTTCCCATGCCTGTTCCCGTTCATCTTCCGCATATTCGCGGTCTTCTGTCCAGTAGAGAAAGTCTCGTTCTTCAGAATAATAATGGTCATTCATATACTTATGGCACTGCTGACGAATAGGTTCAATAGAAGTATAAACATGGTCGGGTTCACCCTGATAGGACAGAACATATACAACTTTACTCATACTCAATTGCTCCTTTCCTTATTGACAAGATAATTATAACATAATTTAAGTAAAAGTCAAATATTTATTTAGATGTATAACATCTAAAAAATATAAAGTTGGCGCATATGCCAACTTTAACAGTCATCAGTATAGCAACCTGCATACGGGTCAAATCCCATTTCAATATCGTATTCTGGTTCTTCGTATCCAAAGTGTCCCTTGGCCCATTCAATTTCTTCTTCTGAGAAATCTTCTTTCTCATCGCTGGGCGCATCAGCTTGTTCCCATTCTTCCCAGCTTGTCCATACACTAAGCCAGTCATCACAGTCCTCGCAAGGGTCATCAACATGGCATACGCCATTCTTATCGCAGTAGGGGCAATCCCAACCGTTCACGGGGCAATAGGTGAGTTCACCGTTATAAGTTCCGGCCTTACTATCTCTCATTTTAGTCCCTCCTTTGTTCCTCTTGGAACTGTGATAATGATATCATACTTTGATAGAAAAAGCAAGAGAGTATTTTAGATGTATTACATCTAAAATGGAAGAAGCTGGGAAACCCAGCTTGCTTACTGAACCATGATTTCCATCAGCGTACCGTCGTAGTTTTCCAGCCCATAAACGCCCAGATGCAGCTCGCGTGCTTCCGCCAGCAGCTCGTTAAACTGGTTGTTCAGCTCCTGCGCACGATGCTTGCGCGCACGAATCTTACGCAGACCAGTAATAATCTGGTCAAGCTCTTCAATGGAGAGGTCATCGGTATCAAAAGACACAACAGCGGACACGGGGTTGACGATTTCACTCAGTTTCTTTTCGGGTTTCATAATCTTACTTCCTTTCGTGAGGTGATGGTTATATTATACTCAGATTTTAATTTTTGTCAAACATTTATTTTAGATGTAATACATCTAAAAATTATACACGGGATATTATCCCGTGGAATTTACTTCCAAATTGTTTTTCCGTTTTCAGTAAACAACGACTGATTGCGGTCAACACGTTTGCGCAGATAGGGCGGAATTTTCTTTGTTCCATTGTATACAGCTACCAGCTCACGGAAGGTAGTTACATACATTGTAATCACTTTCAGCTTGTCCTCTGTTTTTACCAGCGTAATACCAGTGTCGGTGATACACAGATAAACGCCGTTCTGATACTTTTCGCGCACAACCTGCCCCAAGCCAATATCATTGATAATATGCTGTACCCGGTTCGCTCTTTGTACTTCGCAGTGATAAGTCATTGTTGTCATGGTTCATACCTCCTTTTGATGGTGTAAGTATATCATAAAATGGGAAAATTGTAAAGAGTAATTTTTAGATGTTTTACATCTAAAAACTATAATGAAATAAGCGCCAAGGCGCTTATTTTACATGATTTCATCAAAAGCCAAGTCAAGCCAATCATCATTTACCATACTCGCAAATTCAGATACCAGCTTGCGCAGAATAGCTCCAGCCTGCTCATCACTCATCTTGGTCAAATCCAGCCCAACATGCTTTTTCAGCCGCCGCATCAGGAGCTTGAGCATGTCGCAGTAAGTGTATTCTTTGTCATCTTCTTCAAAGTAAACAGTCGCATTGAGTTCCATATTTTAGTCCTTTCTGGTTTGGGAGGTTGTCCGTCCTCTTTACAATTAGTATTATATTCATTTTAGGAAAAAAGTCAAGTAATATTTTTTAGATGTATAACATCTAAAATTATAATGAAATAAAGGGATTTCTCCCTTTATTTATTAATCCAAATATCCATGGAGTTCTACATATGAAATTCTATTATTAATAGGATTAATAGTGCGCTGTGCTTTCCGCCCCAGCCTTTCTTCCAGCTTGGCGAGTTCTTCTTCAGCTTCCTTTACGGACACAGTGTTAGCAAGTTCCAGCTTGCAGTCCTCTACGCATACGTAGATAGTAGCGCAAGAGATAGAAGGCTTGTCTTCGAAATAGGTAATCATTACACTCATATAAGTATTATACTTCATTGCCGTTTCTCCTTTCGTGTCCCTCTTAGGAACAACTATATTATACTCCAATTTGAAAAAAAGTCAAACATTATTTTTAGATGTATTACATCTAAAAAACATAAAAGGGGAAAATTCCCCTTTTATCATTCAATTTCACCAGTATAAATATTATACTTGACATTATCATTATAAATCTTTTTTGCCAACTGGTAAGTCATGCCGCGCTCGCGCATGAACCAACCGATGTGTTTGATGGTTGTCATGCTGTACAGTCCATTGACGATCATCCAGCCTTCCGGGTCAATCTCAATAACGGTAGTGGTGTAGCTTACCAGTTGAACAGTACCGTCCTCAAATGTCCGAACGTAGGTGCTTGCATACTTGTGACCATTGTTAAGCGATACAGTGTAATTCATGTTTCAATCCTTCTTTCTTTTATTTCGTTCCCCTTGGAACATCTATAGTATACTGCCATTCGGGAAAAATGTCAACAGTAGTTTTTAGATGTATTACATCTAAAATTAAAATGAAATAATAGGTCCCGTTTCGGGACCTATGGAATTATTCATAATACTCAACGATGTCCCAACCGCCGGACCAAATTCCGCCAAAGTGTGCGTTGTCCTCTACCCATGCCGCCGCGGCACTGATGGTTTTGAATCCATCTTCAATAATGATGTTCCATTCGATGCTTACAATACGATAGCGCTTCTTCATCGTTCTTACTTCCTTTCTTTTTGTGTTCCCTTGGAACAACTATATAATACACCATTTTGGGATTTGTGTCAACTTTTATTTTTAGATGTAATACATCTAAAATTAAAATGAAATACAACGGGTTATGTGCCCGTTGTTTTTGGTTGTGGGAAAAGCCGCTGACGCAAATTGATTGTATCTTTAAGTTCATTTAATTTTGAAATTGCGGTTTTATGCGAAGAATAATCGATATCAATGCGATTATGGATATAGGTTCCGGGAACTAAATAAATTACTAAAGTAGAATTATAATATTCCTTTTTTGAATTGAAATTATCAACCACTTTGGCGAAAGTTATACTATTTTCGCTAAACATCATTTCTTCAAAGATAATCATAATATATCCCCTTTCGGGACGGCGGATTATTCCGCCGTCAAATTCGTCTTAGTGTAATAGAGATTGAAATTACCGTATTCTACGGAACAAGGGTCAGTGATATCATCATAACCATTTTCTTCGGCATCGGTATAGAGTTCGGTTTCGGGAACGATGTAACCATTTTCTTTGTGCATCCAATAATAGTTTTTCATTTTGTAATTCCTTCCTTTCTTGTCCCTTCGGACAAGTGTATTATACTACTTTTAGGAAAAAATGCAAGTTTCATTTTTAGATGTTTTACATCTAAAAAACGAAAAAATAAAATTGAAACAAAAATATAAAGGTTGATATACTCAACCTTTATATATTAATATTTAATGTTGATTATCATATCGCATTAGAATTACATTAGAATAATGTGTTAAATATGTTATGCCTTCAATGGTAACCTGCACAACATCTGATTCATCAAAGTCGCGCCAATTGTCAATTTTACCTTCAATCATTTCACCGTTATGTAAGATAATGATTGCTTCGTCAAAGCTTTGCTTAAAGTCAAGACCAATTTGACGATTCCCAAGAGAGCAACCTGTCATCATTAGAACACTAATCAGTAATAGGGCAATAAGAATAACTTTTTTCATAACGATTACTTCCTTTCTGTCCTTTGGACAAATATATTATAACATTTTTTAAAAATATTACAATGCTTCTTTTTAGATGTATTACATCTAAAATATAAAAGGTGTATTGCTTAGCAATACACCAATTCCATTGTAGACCATTTAAGAATACTAATCTGTTTATGTTCGCGCCCGATACGAAGCGCTTCTTTCTTTGTGCTAACACGGAAACTATGGTCAATATAGTAAATACCTTCACTATACCAGATGCCGCAGCTTCCCTCGTACAGCTTTACAGCTTGCATAGCAGCTTCCGGTGTAGCAGCTTCCATGCCGTAGTCGGCTACCTGGTAGCCGCTCTTATATGACACAATACGTCCGTTCTTCAGTGTAAGCCCATCGTTGTTGCTCAGTTTTCGCATGGTCCGAATGTTAATCATTGTTTGAACCTCCATTCCTTTGATGTGTATAGTATACTAAACTATGACAGAAAAAGCAAGAGAGGATTTTAGATGTCTTACATCTAAAAAAAATACACTGCCATTAGATATGGCAGTATAATCATTATTATACAATTTCAAGTGCATTCATATATACTTCTTCAGCTTCCCGCATATTCCATACTGCGATCATCTTATTGATAATAGTATAAATATTCTTCTTTGCCATTGCGTACATTTTCATCATTATTATTTCCTTCTTTCTATTAGTTGTGTTCATCAAGAACACCTATATTATACGCCTTTTTCTAGACATGTCAAGGCAAGTTTTTAGATGTGATACATCTAAAAAATAAATATATATTTTTATAACTATTATAATAAATAATATATTTTATTATGTTTATAAAAATATATGTATATGAGTATAACATATATAAAAGAGGCTTATTATCGCCTCTTAAATATCGTCAGATGTATACTCAATTGTATAGCCCTGTGCTTTCAGTGCTTTTACAGCTTCTCTGTCAACCGGGACAATAATTTCGTCCCAGTCAGCTGTAAAGCCAATAAAGTTGTGAACAGTAGCGATGTTTTCACAGATGGTGATTTTTGCGTATTCTTTCATAACTATTCTCCTTTCATGGGAAGGGCTTGCGCCCTTCCCATTACATCCATGTTGTGTATTCTGTCCAGTCAAAGCCATTGGTTCCAAAGCTTACAGCTTTTTCTCTGACCATGATACAGAACAGCTTTCCATTGGGGCTTTCCGCATCATAGTCCCGTCCGCACTGGTTCACGAACCAAGCAGGGCTTTCAATAATGCGCTTTACAAGTTCCGCGCTGACTTCCATCGTGTGCGTGTTCTCGCAATTGTGAATATAATACTTCATTGTTCTTTTCCCCTTTCCTTTTCGTTGGGAAGGGGCTTGCGCCCCTTCCCGGTTTGTCTTACTTCTGGAAGTATTCTTCCAGTGTCGGCATGTTTTCCAGCACTTCCCACAACCTGTCTTCCATCCTAGGCGTGATGGTCTGAATATTGATCTGCCTGCCGAGCTTTGTTTCCTTATCCTGCTTACTCACTTTCAGAGAGCTTGCAAGCCCGTTCTTACCGATCTTTGTGAGCGTTTCGATGAATTCCGACCGGGTGAAAACCCAAGTCATATTCATGAAGTTGCTCTTGTTCAGGAATTGAGTGAAGGGTGCCCAGCATACGAGCACGGCATCCGGCAGGATGTTTTCCGCCGTACAATCTTCGGCCGTAAAGCCTTCACCATAGGCAACGGCGCCCGAACCTGTCTTAATCTCGATTGCGCCAATACCCTTCCGGCTTACATCGTTCGAACCGAGCTTGCGACAACGAACATCATTCGCGCGAGTGATGCCCCTAACAAGGATATAGTCGCGAACGACAACGTCCATCAGCTTTCCCATACTTCCTGTGCTGTGCTTGCTATCCTGCCGGGCAAGCTCTTTTTCATAGTTGGAAAGTTTTTCAAGATACTCAGAACGCTTCATGATTGTGTCCCCCTTATAATAGTTATAGTCTTATCTTCACCGCATCGGCCTGCTCATATCATCGCCGGCTGCCCGTCTCGGTATGTCTAGATTATACTCTTTCTGTTTTAAATGTCAAGCACTTTTTTGATTTTTTTTGAAAAAAATTTTTATGCGTTTTATCCTATATAAGACGAATAATAATAATGATAAAAATATAACCATTTAAGACGCTGCCTTTTAACACTTCACCGCGCTAAAGTGCGGATAATTTTATCACTTTTTATTGATAAATATATAACCATTATCCCGGCATAAAATTGTGTTAGTTATCACTAACTCGGGCGGTTAGTTAGTCATAACTAACTGTGGATAAAGTTGTGGATAAAATTATCCACAAGCCTGTGGATAATTCTGTGGAAAACCTGTGGAAAACTTTATCCACAGCCCTGTGGATAAACCTGTGGATAACTTTATCCACAACCCGGGGGATATTTTCAGGCTGTGGATAAACCTGTGGATAACTCGGGGCATGCCCTCCCCAAATTCCACCAACTTTTTTAAAAATGAACCTTAAAAAATAAAACTTATTAAACTCAAATACTTGACAACCCATTACCCGATATGATACAATTAAAATAAAGGAGGTGTTGCAATCAAATGAAAAAAGCATATTCATTAGATTATAACATAGAAAGAGACACCGACCGTTTGGAATTGGTAAAAGGTATTCTAGATACCTTACCCAACGACCCTTCGCCGCAAGATTTAGAACAAATGGCCACCTACATATTATACGGCAAGGATGAAAACGGACTGTCCTCTCTAAAGCGTGGAGAAGTATATAATAACTCCAAGCGCTACAACACATTTAAAACCTCCGACGATTATGTTCTTTCGCTAGATGAAATACTTGAAAATCCCGCTACCGACGAACAAGAATTCCGTAGTGCCTACAAGCGCGACATTTACAAGAAATCCGTTCCTACCATATAGCGCCCCAAGTACGATAAAAAAACTGGCGAACTAATTGATATCGGAGACGCCGACATCCCCGGTATGGTAGAACTTTGGGAGCGCCTAGACCACCTAGACAAGTGGGTTCAGATGTTATCAGGCAAGTTGCCGCCAGAGGAAGGCTTTCTTATGTTTGAGGATGACTATCGCCTCTACCGCCTCAAACATAATTTGGTAGATATGAAGAGGACGCAATACTACCTAAAGGATGTATATAAGCCGCAATTGCGCTTTTAGGCGCTAGACCACCCCAAACCCCAATTCTACGAATGGGATGGGGAATCCGCCTACTGGATACCCTATGAGGAATGGGAATATCGCGTTACCCACTCCTACACCCATACAATTTCAACGCGCCTTGAGGACTATGAAACACGCGGCGAACCCCCGCATCTAGAAGTGCGCTGGATTGTATGCCGCCATAATTTTGATTGGGAAAACTACAAACATATTTACGCCCTTATGAATAACTATTTGCCGCTGCGCGAATAGCTTAAAGATAAGTTAAATACATATGGGCGCACCCTTATTTGGGACCTTGAGCGCTACGTAGAAATGACCCCATTGTCCCCAATTCGCCGCGCCATTGTTTATAAAGTAATGGACCAAATGCCGCGCGAACAAATATGCCAAGAGCTGTAGGAAGAATTTGGCTTTACCTACAACGCCTACTATCTTAGCACCCTTATCGCCAACGATATCCCAAAAGAAATTGCGCGAACCGCCGCAAAGCATCGTATCCTGTGCGAGACCCCGAAATCCGAACTAAAAGTATGTAAGGGTTGCGGCCAAGCCTTACCGCGCCATGCCCTATTCTATACAAAAAACGCCGGCCGCAAGGATGGTTTTTAGTCCTATTGCCGAGATTGCGAGCGCAAACGCCGCATAAAGAGGGGGGAATAGAATGAGTATGACGGAAGAAAAAAAGACCAAGCGATGCTATAGGTGTAAGGTAGATAAGCCGCTAGAAGCCTATCAATATACACCATCGCGCTTCTTTCCCGGCCATCGTTCCTATATCTGTACTTCATGCCTTGAGGCAACTACCCCGCAAGACAACCTAGGTGAGGTTGACCGCGTAATGCGCTGGTTGGACTTGCCGCTGGACCTTAACAAATGGACGCAACTTTACGCGCAATACAAGGACCATACCTTTACCGCGTACTTCAATCTACTGTATGATGACCATTATGCGGCATTAACCTGGCAAGAAGAGAACGCGCGATGGGAATTGGCGCGAAAAGAAGGCACCATTGATGATGAGATTAAGGCAATTTCAGAAGCCAAAATGAAGCACCTAAAGAAGGTATGGGGCCCAACCTATAAGGCCGATGAACTTCTTTGGCTTGAGGACTTCTACAATAAAATCGTAGCAACTCAAAACGTTTCCACTCCAATTCTTTAGGAAAAGGCGCGCGACTTTTGTGAGCTTTAGTGGCATATTAAATAGGGACTGCGCGAAGGCATTGATGTTTCTAAGATGATGAAGCAGGCTGACGACATTGTTAAAACCTACCACTTTGAGGCATCCAATGCGAAGTCCGCGGCGGACTTTGAGTCTGTTGGGGAACTTATGGTTTATTTTGGCAAGAAAGGGTGGCATCCAAATTGGCATACTGAGCCACAAGATTCCATTGACTTTATGATGGAAAATATTCAAAATTATTTGTAGCGGCTGGTCCGCAATGAAGGCAACTTTGCCGAATAGGTAGAAGATAAGCGCGCGAAGTATAATATGACTGAACGCCTTGAAGAAATTGAAAATGAAAAGGTTGAGTTTGACGAAACCGCCGACATTGAATATGAAGGCGATAGCGAACTTGCCGCCGAGCTATAGGGAGGGGAGTAGGATGAGTGAATTTCAATAGGAGACCCTAATGCGCGACGGCATCCCAATTGAAAAAGGCGTCATCCTCACTAAAGATTTTTTAGATAGTAATCAAGAATTGTTTACTAAGTATCTTAATTTATGGATACTATATCCTGACCTTTGGCTAGACATGATATAGGACAGAACAGACGCTTAGCACTTTCACTTAATGCCTTTTCAGCGCATAGAACTTCGCGCAGCAATGCGCTATCGTTATACGTTCTGGACGGCAACCCGTGCTACATCCAAGTCCTTTACGGCATACCTTGGCGCGATTGTTAAAGCGGTATTGTTGCCCGGCTCCACGATTATGATTGCTTCTGACGTAAAAGGCACGGTTATTAAAATTGCGGAAGCGAAATTCGCAGAAATTTTTAGGCATTGGCCTCTCCTAGAAAAGGAATTGGCAACCCGCACGGAAGATGGCAAAACTGGCATCAAATCTAGCGGCAACTACTATGAAATTCGGCTAAAGAATAAATCCGTTATTACTGTTGTTTCTAAAGATACTTCCCGTGGTTTGCGCGCAACCTCCGCTATATTGGAAGAAGCGGCGCTTATTGAAGAAGTCGCATTTAACGAAGTCCTATGGCCGCAAATGAACATTGCGCGCCGTGAAGTTGATGGCACCCTTAATCCAGACGAACCATCTGCCTCACAGATTTTCATTACTACTGCCGCCGAACGCACTGTATTCATGTATTAGAAATTGATAGAGATAACCGTGAATGCGGTATTGCGCCCGAAGGAGTATTTCTCTTGGGGCTTGTCCTATGAAGTCCCCCTACATTATGGGCTTCTAGATAAAGCAACCTTAATGGACCAGCGCTATTCTAATACTGTAAGTGAAGAATCGTTTGCGCGAGAATCTTTATCTATCTGGAGTGGTAATAGCTCCGATGCTTGGCTTGACTCACGTCGCCTAAATAAGCATCGTTCATTACTTAAATGCGAACGCCATGCTTACTATAGCGACACATGCCCAGATGCCTGGTATGAGATTGGCGTTGACGTTGGTCGCTATAGTGCGAATACTGCCATTATGGTTATTAAAGTCTATCCAAATGATTAGCGCTATAAAAAAAGCGTAGTTTATACCGAAGTTATTAATGGCGCCAACTACATTACAGATTAGGCACCTCGTATTAAAAAATTAATTTAGCTTTACAAACCGCGCGAGGTCGTAATTGACGGCAACGGCCCTGGCATTGGTTTAATGGACGCAATGGCGGTTCCATCTTACGATAAAAATACCGGCGAATAGTATCCCGCCTATTATACCTTCAATAATGAGAATCATTTGCCGCCAGAGCTTAAAATAGAATAGGAGGAACCTATTCCGGCCTACAACGCTATTCTCTATGATATTAAGGCCGGTGCCTCAAATGAAGATGCTATTCATGCGGCATTCCTTACTGCCATAAATACCGGCTCAGTATCATTTTTGGCGCATGAGCGCATTGTAAAGGATAAACTAATGAAAACCAAGAAAGGACAAAAAATGTCTGCCTATGATAGGCGCGTTTTCTTACTACCATATGAAATGACTTCTCGCCTTATGGATGAACTTAATAATCTGCGGCTGAAGCCCACAGGAGTAGAAAATAAATATAAAGTAGAACGAATTTCACGCTCTATTGAAAAAGACCGTTTTAGCGCATTGGAATATTCTTTATACCGAATTAAATACTATGAAGATAAAGAAATTTTTAAAAAACGGAAGAAAAAGTTAAAACAGTATGCTTTCTTCAGTCCTAAAAATAGGGGGTGAGGTTTATGAAAAATTTCAAGCCATATATTCAATTTGCTAAAAACAATCGGGCATTTAAAGTACCAATTGATGGTAGTAGAGTTGGTCGCTACAATTCTTCTATGAGGAGCAATCCCGTTGGTTGGCATGATTTTACGATTGAGGAAATTGAAGATATTATTAGGTCTGGCGATTTAGACACTTTACGATAGCTATCTCGCTACTACTATCGTACAAATAGTGAATATCGCGAAAATATTGATTACTTAGCCACCTTGCCTTTTTATGATACAATTGTCACCCCTATCTTTGAAGAAGGAAAAGGTTCAAAGGCTTAGATTATTAAAGCATTCTATAGTGCTTGCGATTTTGTTGATAAGCTTGACCCAAAGAATACATTTACGCGTATCACAAAATCTTGGTTAATCAATGGTATGTATAATGGAATTTTGCGCCAAGTTGGCGACAAAGTTTCCATTCAGGACCTTCCGCTGGAGTATTGCCGCACTAGATTCAAGGATTTTAATAATTTGAATATTCTTGAATTTAACGTAACCTATTTCGAGCGTCTTTTCCATGATGATAAAGAACGGGCACAAATTGTTGCTTCGTTCCCAGAACCCATTCAAAAGCATTGGAGGCTCTGGAAAGAGAAAAAGACTGCCGACCCCTGGGTTATGCTTTCATCCGCCGACGGCGGCATTAACTTCTGTTTTTCGGACGATCAAACGCCATTGTTAATCGCGGCAATTCCACGATTACGAAATCTTAAAGACGCCGTTGGGCGCGAAGAAAAGCGCGATGAAAATGAATTACACAAATTACTAATTCAACGCATGCCTATCGATAATCAAGGTGAATTAGTATTTGAACTACCTGAAGTAGAAGATATTCATTAGGGCGTTGCGGCAATGCTTTAGGATTTAGATACGGTTGATGTTTTAACCACTTTCGGTGAAACATCTCTTGAAAATCTCTAGGATTCCTCCGCAGCATCTCAATCTGCGGACCGTATTGAAAAGTATTCAAAGAATGCTTGGAATGCTCTTGGTAGAGGCTCAATTCTTTTTAATGCTGAAAATAGCTCCACGCTGGCTTATAGCATTAAGAAAGATGAAAGCTTAATGAAAAGCTACTTGAACATGTATAGTACTTGGATAAAGTACGAAATCAATTCAAGGTTTTCGCGCACTGGATTATCATTTGATTTTGAGATTTTACCAACTACTATGTTCAATATAAAAGACTACCAGAGTATGTATTTCTAGGGTGCCCAATTTGGTTATTCCAAAATGCGCGCGGGCGTAGCTAGCGGCATAAAGCAACTAGCACAGTTAAGCTTAATGAACTTTGAAAATGATTTCCTCAAGATGTCAGAAAAGATGATTCCTTTAATGTCATCTTATACTACTTCTGCCAACGGAGATTCCAAGAGCGGAAGCAGCAGTGGAGGAAGTAAAACGACATCGGTAACTGTTGGAAATTAGGGTGGTCGTCCAGAGTTGCCCGATGAAGAAAAATCTGAGAAGACTCAGGCCAATATAGCGGCCATGGGTTAAGGAGAATATGTATGAATAAGCAAATACCTATTTACTTTGATAGCGTAGTTATTGCTTCTCCTACAATGCCTATCTCTAGCGACAATCCAGAATTGGGCCGTTTAAAGGTTGGGGTTTTCACCAAGTATGGGAACCGGAACGGTTCCTACATTACGGATGAAATCGCAGAACAATTGATTGCCAGTGCTACTAGGGGTGATACTCCTGTAGTTGGATTCTTTGACCCGGAATCCAAAAGCTGGGCAGGACATACTGGCCCACTACTAGCTAGCGCATATGGCTATGTAGAATCATTTGAAGGGTGGCAACCTTTTACAGACACAGATGGAATTGAGCGCGATTACGCTGTATTTTCTGTTGTATTGTTTAATAAATATTTTGATGAAGCAAAATTGGTTGTGGGTCAGCACCAATCAATGGAATTGAATAGGGATACTATTCAAGGTGATTGGGCAGAAATAGACAACCAAGAATATTTTGTATATACAAATGCCGCAATAATGGGGCTATGTATTATAGGAGAACATGAGCCATGTTTCTCTGTATCTACCTTCTTTGCTAAGGAAGATAATAATTACGCTTCACAATATGAAAAGTTCTCTTCACTTTTATCCGGCTTAAAGGAACAAGTTGAAGAGGCGGAAAATAAACAAAAGGGAGGAGAACAACCTATGGAAGATTTTGAAAATAACGTAGGCACTCCCGCGGAAGAGCCTGTAACTGAACCAGTTATAGAAGAACCGGCAGCAGAACCTGCTGTTGAGGAACCGGCACCCGCCGTTGAACCCGAAGCAGAACCTGCCGCTGAACCTGCGGCTGAGCCAGTTGATTTTGAAGCTCTCCAAAATTCTATTACGGAATTAACTAACCAGAATGCTGAGCTAACTACTAATTATGAAAATGCTCAGAATCGGATCGCTGAGTTGGAGCAGGCACTTGCCGATGCTACTGCCGCGACTGAAACCGCAAATAATCGCATTACTGAATTAGAGAATTCTATTGCCCAGTATGAAGCTGAAAAAGCCGCAATAGAAGAAGAGAAGAAAAATCAGCTAATTAGAAAATATGAAAAACTCATTGACGAAGAAGAAATTACTAAAATTCGCGGTGAAGTTTCTAACTTTTCTTATAGCGAACTAGAAAGCAAACTTGCTATTAGTTTTGCTAATAAACAAATGGCTGGCAGTGAAGAACATGCTGAGACTATTCCACTACCAGAACCTACTGTTAATCAATTTGCGCTTCTAATTGAGAAGTATCGCAAAAACTAAGGGAGGAAAAAATTATGGGTAATATGAAAAGATTTCCTATCACCAATCCCGTTGGGGATATGGTTGATAAGTATCGCGACCCTGATGAAAAGCTATATGCCAGCCTTGAGCTAAATCAAGTAGCTTTCCCTAAGACTGGTATGGTAGTATCTCAGGTTCCGCTCGGAACTGCTTTTACAAAAGCTAATCCTTGTGAGAATGGTATGTGGCTAGTTGGCGACAAGAGCGCTGGTGCTCTAAATGCTCCTGCTGCTGCTACCGATTCTCCTATTGGTATTGTATATACCGCAGAAAAAGAATATGATATGATGCACTATGGTCTACAGCGCTTTGGCCGCAAGGTTGCTGGCGATTATCCTCGTCTTGGCCTATTTGGTCTTGGCGACACCGTAACCACAAACTGCCTACAGTATGATGACGCTGAGTTCCCTACCGAAAAAGATCTATGGGATGCTCTAGATGATATCGCTACCACACCTCTTTATGTCGGCATTGTAGCTGGTTCTCCGGTTCCACAGCTAACCGCAACCAAGCCTGTTGCTGGCGTTTATGCCAAAGTTGTAAAATTCTACACTATACCTAACGGCGGAAAGGGCGTTAAGTATCAGATTGTAAGTCTAGGTTAATAAGGAGGTGCGAACGTATGAATAATCTACAGATTTTGATGAATGGCGTGTTCGGACGTAAAGTTCCTGCTGAGTTCGCAGCCGCCGATTATGATTATGAAGCTGCTCTACGTGATGAGCTTGCTAAGCTAATGACTAAGGACGGCAGACATTTTGATCGTCACGTCTTTAATCGCAACAAGGAAGATATTTTTGAACTACTAGAACAGAATCTAGAGGAAGTACTACCTCAGAGTGTACAGTCCGCTCTCGATATGTTCGTTGAGACTCTACATTTCGCACAGGGCACTCGTCCTGAGTTCCGTGTAACTCGTGGTAAGCAGAGGGGTAAGCAGTTCGTTACTCGCGCTACCGAGTCCGGTAACTATGAAACCTTCCGTCTCGACCGCGATCGTTTTGATGTTTACATTCAGGCCATTGGTGGCGCTGGATATGTAGACTTCGAGCGTTATCTTGACGGTCTAGAGTCCATGACCGATATTTATGAAGTCATTCAGGAAGGTATTGTTGACCGTCTATTTGAGATGGTTCAGGAAGTATTACTTGCTTCTTGGAATGCTGCCGGTCGTCCTGCTCGCAACAAGGTTGCTGCTAATGCCTTCAATCCTGCTGCTATGAAGAAACTTTGCAATACGGTTGCTGCTTATGGTTCTCCAATTATTTACTGCACTCCAGAATTTGCCGCTGAAATGGTAAATGCAATTGTTTATACTGCTAATAATACCACTTCTATTAAGGTATCTGATCAGGATATGGTTGATATCCGTGAGCGCGGCTATGTTGGTAAGTTCCAGGGCGTTCCTGTTGTTATTATGCCTCAGTCTTTCGTAGATGAGCAGAATGCTAAGACCGTTATGAATCCTTCCTTTGCTTATGTATTACCTGCTGGCAAAGAAAAGCTCATTAAGATGGCTTTTGAAGGCTCTCCATATTTCCGTGAATGGGACGATCATGAAGGCGACAATTCTTTCACCCTACAGGGTTATGTAAAGGTTGGCGTTGGCATGTTCACCACTCCTAACTATTGGGGAATTTATTACAATAGCGCTCTAGACGCTGATAGCGGCTGGGCCGAATACAATCAGGGCTTGATTCCAAAGCTTGACGATGGCTCTACTAATGCCTAATTAATATAAGGGGCGGGTTAACGCCCGCCCCACTTTTGTTATTTAACAAGGAGATAAAAGGAGGAAAATTTTATGGCTATTACTATTAAAAATGTGAGTTCTTCTATGGTATCATTGTATGTACCGTCTATTCGGTTTAATCGCGAATTAACACCTGGACGTGTAATTTCTTTATCCAAAGATGAATATGATGAATTGATGTATGACCCGGGCGTTGTTGCGCTAATTAACGGTCATTATTTGAAGGTTGAGGGTGTAAAGGAAGAAGAAAAGACAGTAGTAGACACATCTCCAGTATTTGATGTTTCTATGATTAGTGCTATGTTTGATAAGAATGATATAACCGCATTTGCTAAATTTATTCCTAATGCTACAGTAGCCGAAAAGGAAAGTGTAATTAGATTGGCGGTTGATAAGGGAATTACTAGCCCTGCTTTTGTAGCCCTCATTAAGAAATACTGTGATGTTGACATTATTAATGCTATTAATATGAAGCATCAAGCAGAAGAGAAGTGATTTAAATGGCAACCCCTTTCTTAAAAGTTTATGACGCCTTTTTGGCGCGAATAACTGCTGATGAATGGATGTTAGAGGAAGAACTCGCAATCGTTGAACGCGATTGGCAGGAACTTCTAAAAATTTCCATAGAACGTTTTAAATATCCACGAGTCAAGTTAGACATAGAAGAGGTTGGCGGCACTGAAGTTTTACCAGTAATGCAGTTTAAAGAAACATTAACTAATGCTGAAATTTAGATGTTGGCTTTATATATGAAGCATGAATGGGTAAAACGCTGTATTGCCAGTTGGGAAAATATTCGTTAGCTATACGTTGATAGTGATTATTCTCAAGCAAACCACCTAGATAAATTAATTAAACTTGAAGCCTCAGTCGCGCTTGAGGTTCATAAAGCAGAGGGACGATATGATAGATCGCGTAACCACAGTCCTGCCATCACCTTCAAGCGATTGGCAGGAAAGCGAAATCGCGGATGAAACTTTTAGTAGCTATAAAAGCAAACTAAAAGGTAGATTATATGGATTACTCTGTGAGCGCGAAAAAGGTGGAGAATGGGAAAAGTTTTTGGATTCTATTATTATAGAATTAATAGGACTTGGCGCGAATGCGATTAATTGGTGGCCTTTAATTGGAAAACTTTCTATGCTTAGATTTTTGTCTTATGAATATTTCAGAAAGACAATATTTGAGTGTATGAATTTAGTAGGAAGATTGGAGCAACCAGATGAATTATCTTGAGGCTTATTTCTCGCGTCTGTACCATTATGGGAAAAACACAGGAGAACGTATTACTAATGGTGGTATTCGAACATTCCAAAGATGGAAAGCAGAATCGCCGCATACAGTCCCGGCTCTCTCTGTAGAACGTGGATTATATTTTGATGGCATTATTTTACAAAGTAAGGATAAGGCTTATTAGAAGATTATGCATTTAAATGTTTCCAATGATATTCCAATTTAGGTTGGAGATATTATGAATTGGTAGCTGGCGGATGGCACGCTGGAAAAGTGGTTATTACTGTCAGAGGAAAGAAAAACTAATGGCACTTATCGTACTTTTGATATAATTAAATGTAATTATTTAGTTAAATGGGTTAATGATAAAGGGTATTTGCGGCAATCTTGGGCCTATGTTTTAAGCTCTACCGATGAAAAGGTTAAGGGCAATTTTAGAACTTGGCATAACTTAATTACGCCGCAACCTAATAAATATGCGGAAATTATAATGCCGCGGCCCATTGACGAGAATTCATAGGTAAAAGATACAGTAGACCGCGGTACTAACTTTATTATTGAAGATGAAAGTTGGAAAATGGTTGAAGCAGATTTTACTAGTGTAAGGGGCATTATTTATATGTCTCTTACTGAAAATAAAGTTAATTTTTAGTATGATGATTTGAATGTAGATATAGCTGATACTGATAAGCTGTTATTTCCTACGTTAGAGCCAGTATATGTGGTTGGAGAAGAAATTGTTCCTAACTTTACAGAGCAGACTTTAAATGAATGGGAAATAGTATTAATTCCACCAGAAAACTGCGAATGTATTAGTATTGATGAGTCTACAGGGCATCTTCGCGCAATAGCGCCAGGGAATGCTCTAATTAAGATGCGTTTAAAGAATTATGATGCCAAAGAGCCACGTAGGGCAGTAACCAAAGAATTTTCAATTACAATCAATGCAAGTGCGGAAGATAGACCAATTTATATTTATGGTCCTGATAAGGTGCGACTTGATCGTTATGCTACATATGCTTTAGTAGAAGAAGGAAAAGAAGATTCTCCATTAACAGATGTAACAATGGAAATTGATGGTGTTTCTGAGTATGGAACATTAGAAGCGGACAAAGAAAAAAATTATTTATATGTTTTGCACGCTAATAATGAAAATAAGCTTGGCTCATTAATTTTAAAAACTACTTATAATAATCAAGAATATACTAAAACAGTAGAGATTATTCCATTATGGTGAGGTGAATTAAATGGCAGAAATTGAATATGGTTAGCGTCGCTTTGCCGTAATGGGTACTAATACTTTTAAAATAGCAAATAAGTTAATGTCTAATTAGCGGCTATGCCGCTTATTAAAATATCAAGTGCGTGATCCTTTTAATAAAGAAAAGTATGCCGATGTAGATGGCGCGGATTTAATTAATAAATAGATATTGATAGTGCCTAAAATATTTGATGATAGTACTGAAAAAATGTCTTATGTAACAGCACTATTTAGTAGCTTTGTAGTTAATTAGTTAAATCCAGAATTTAAAAGCTCAACAATTCGTTTTGATATTGCTTGTCCGTATGAAGAATGGTTATTAGATGAATAGTCTTTGCGCCCATATCTTATCATGCAGGAAATTGACCAAATGTTTAATGAAGCAAAAATGGCAGGCATAGGTACATTACAATTTGTTCGAGCGGATGCGCTAACCCTCAGTCCTTGGATTGGCGGTTATTCAATGGTGTATCAAATTAATGAATTTAACTGATGATGAGATTTTAAAATTTTTAAAAGGGTCGCCTGTTTTTATTGACGATATTTGCGCTATTTTCCCGCCAACAGTAGGCGCTATTGTTGATGAGGGATATGATAATTTTTAGAAATATGTAAGTGTTTTAACAGCAACGAAACCTACAACATAGTATGATAAAGATAAGGAACTAAAAGAATTAATGGATAAGCTAAGTGATTTTTAGTATGTTTTATTAATGGCTAATTTAGATCCTCAAATTCATACACTTTTGAAAAAAGGTTTTAGATTTTTTACGCACGAAGACGCATTATTTTCTTTAGAACCAGCACAAATTGTTATAGGTCCACTTGCTGAAAAACACATATTAACCGAAGGCAAATTCTATGATTTTTAGCATTTAATTCGTAGAATGTGCTTTTTAGAAACCGAAGAAGATGAGATAATTATTTATGATGATGATCCAGAAATAACAAAGCGTCTCAAACGGTAGTAGCGTGACCGCAGAGAAAAACTTCGTAGAGCGAAGGCGAAGGAAGCTAAGAAGAATGGAACTGATTTAAAATTCTCAGACTTAATCGGTAGTATTACTCTAAACGATTGTGGTTTAAATATTACAAACGTTTGGAATGTTAGTTATTACGCTTTTCACGATCAACTTAAGCGGATGGGGTGGCGTGATTAGTTTAATATAAATCAGCGTGCCGCGCTAGCGGGCGCAAAAATTGAAAAGTCGCAACTCAAGCATTGGATGCGTTCCATTGCTGATGGCGATAAGTCATAATTTAGGAGGTAACTTTTATGGCTAATAATGTTAATATTTTTGACAAGTATGGCATTAAGGAAGTTGCTAACGTATATTTTGAAGCTCTAGACGACGATCTAAAGACCGGCGTGTACAAGGGCGACATCGTTCTCTTCCTTGATACTCTAAAAGTTTCCACCATTGAGACCACTGCCGAGAATGTCGCAGCCCAGGGTGGTTGGGGCAATCCTCGTCTAGTACAGTGGGACTATGGTAAGGAAATTAATATTACTCTTGAAGATGCTTTGATGTCTCTTGAATCTCTTCGTTTCATGATGGGCGGCGCAATTCGTCGTACTTCTGACGAGGAAGGAAAAGCTAAGATTGTTGTTCATCATACCGAGGAAGTAACGGCTTATGGAGAAACAGATACAAGTAGCAATACTACTACTGTATATGTACCCGCCCCTAAAGATCATATTACTGGTACTCCTTTGTATCCAGCGGCAGTATCTGGTCATCCAATTAAGTTAATTAACTTAACTAAGGGATATCGTACGCAGATTACTACCGGGACCATGACTGCTAAGAATACAATTATTTTTAAGAATCCAAAGGCTGGTATTGAGCAAAATGGTGAGCAACCTGCTGATGGTGATAAGATTCGTATTTTCTGGGATGAAATCGTGGACGCTAATAGCACCAATGAAGACGCTGTTGAAGTCACCATTTCTCCTGACACCTTCCCTGGCACCTATAAGGTTGTTGGTGATACTCTAATTCGTTCTGAAAAGACCGGCCGTGACGAGCCATTCCAGTTTATTATCAATAAAGCTAAGGTTCAGAGTAACGTTACAATTACTCTACAGGCTGAAGGCGATCCTTCTACATTTGAAATGACCCTAAACGTACTCCGTGATGGCGATGAAATGATGAAGCTTGTTCGTTATAACGTTACTGGTAATAGTGAAAGCGATGCTGGAAATGATACTGGTTCTCTAACACCTGTTACTTCTGACGGAAACTAATTTAAATAATGCCCTAGAAGCTCCGCGCTTCTAGGGCTTTTCCTTTTAAGGTAGGTGATACCTTTGATAGAACAATACTTTGGTATTAAAGAATTATATGAAGTTACTCTTCGTGCGAAAACTGCTATGTAGTTTGGCAATAGATATATTGAAGCTGACGAACCAGTTTTATATTTCTAGAATATTGCCATGTCAATGCTTTCAGAACAAAGCAAAGAAGTTTATGCGCGTGGCGGTTGGCTAAATTAGCCTAAAGTAATATGGCAAGACCGTTCTGAAATTCGCTTTCAAATGTCCGAAGGCGTTGTATCGCAATTTGGTCTTGGAATACTTTTGGGCGCGAAAGTAGCATTGAAAGGCGTAGATAAGCCCATTCTGATGCATAAGACTGAGGGGCCAATGGAAATAAATGATTAGCACTAGTTATTTTTAGAGCATTGGCCTGTAGAAAATAATAGAAAGAAAACGTTTATTTTTGATTATGCGCGAGATGCTGTTTAGCACAAAATTTATGGTAAGCGAATTGCTGGCAAATCTGATGGATTTGGCGGTGAAAGACCTTGCTTAGAATTATATGAAGATAAAGATTTGAAAACTCTCGCAGACACTGATAAAAAATATGTAGTAGATTACTACTATGATTATGGAAAAGAAGCTATTTCTTATACATTACAAAAGGAACGCTTCAATGGATTATTCACTTTGGAAGGGAAATTTTATTCCAAAGACGAGAATGAGGGCAAGAATTATACGAATATTTTGTATATGCCCAAGGTGAGGATTGTAAGCGATATTAACTTACGATTGGGAGAAAGGGCTGATCCAACGGTGTCCGCGTTTGATATAATAGGGTTGCCGGAGACTGTCGGTGACGATAAAGATTTAATAGTTGAAATTTAGCATTTGAGTGAAGACTTGGATGCTGATATATAAAAGCCACTTTCTTTAGGGAAAGTGGCTCTTTTTTTATTTTAAGGGATAAAAGGAGAGTGAAATGGAATGGCTGATAAGATTGAAATTCCAGTTAGTTTAGGCTTATAGGCCGCGACTTAGCAAATTCAAGAGCTGCGCGCAATACTGGAGAAATCTGTAGATATTAAATCTACAGCTTTCAAGTCTATTGACTAGGCTTTATCGAAAGCTTTAAATTAGGTTAATAATTTAAAAGCAAGTATGAGTACTGCTTTTTAGAATACTAGTAGCGCAAAAAAATTCTCTGCTGACTTAGAAAGAACGTTTCAATAGATTCAGGCAATAGGCGAGAGCTTTGGTAATCTAGGATAGAAAGATTTAATTTTTTCTCCTGAGGCAAAAACGTAGATTGATGATTTACAAAATCAAATGCGGAATTTAAATGCTGAAATATCGCGTATTTCTGCTGGTAGAATTGGAAATATTTTTGATGACAGTAGTATTGAAAACTTTAGACAAGTATAGAATATGGCGGCTTAGCTAGGAGTAGTACTCTCTAAGACTACATTTGAGGACTTTTCTAGTCAAATTTCAAACAAGATGGCAGAAGTGCGGCGCGAGATTGAATCAACTAAAGCTAGCGTTGAGAATCTAAAAAATGCCACTAATAATCCGACATTTACTAAAGATTCGTTATTTTAGTCTTTAACTGAAAAAACCGACTTATCTAATATTATTGAAAAATAGATTGATGCTACATCGGCAAAAGATTTACGTGAAAAAATTGCGGCGGCGTATAGTAATGTAGGATTAGAGATTAATGAAGCTCTAGTTGCTAATGTAAAATCTGGGTAGGGTATTGATACTGTTTTAAAACAATAGACTGAGAACTTAGTAATA